ATGTCTGGTCATCTGGAAGCCAACACTGACGCGCAGCGATCCGGCGCGGCCCGTAGTGACGCTCTCGCTTCCTCTCTGGCAGCAAGTCCCGGTGCAACGTCCGGTAATCAGCCGAGCCATGCTGGGGTGTCAGCGATCCTGGCCGCCGCTGCTGCGGCGCGTGGCCTGCAGGCTGAAAGGGTCTCCGGTCACGCCGACACCCTTCGATCCGGTGCCGGCGGCTTTGACGGCACCGAGGGCCGTAGCGCCGCCGATATTGCCAAGGCCATGTAGATGCTCACTCGAGGGCAGGTTGAGAACTGGCAGAGCTCGCACCTTGATCAAGCGGCTTTGCAGCTGCATTCCCTGGGGCGAGAGTCTGAGTCGGTGTTCGGCCAGCATGTACGGAACCTGGCGGCCCCGGGTGGTTCGGATTGGCAGGGACAAGCCCATGACGCCGCGCAGGGCCGCGGGCAGGCGGACATGTCCGTTGTCCGTAGACAGGCCGATGTCATGGAACAAGCGGGACAGATTGCCCAGCGCGGCGCCGCGGACATTGCCGGCGCGAAAACCAACGTTCTCGAGGCGATAGCCGAAACCGAAGCCGATGGATTCAAAGTCGGCGACGACCTATCCGTCACCGATACGCGATCCGCATCCGACGATCAACACCAACGGGCCAATCGCGAGGCAGTAGGCCGTCAGCACGCCGAGTACATCCGGTTCCGCGCCGCGCAGCTCGCTGAAGCCGATGAACAGGTTGGCCGCCAGCTGAAAGAGAAAGCCGGAGAGCTCGAGGGCACTAAGTTCGATGGGCAAGACGGCACGGTGCGGGCCATGGACCACGGGACGCCAGAACCGAAACCTGGTGATCCACCGACGAAAACGGCTAAGGATGTCCGAGCCGCGCTGGATCCGCTACCCCGGGGAGATGGCAAATCCCTAACCCGAGATGTGCGAACGATGCCTAGTTCCAATGATGTTGTTGAACAATTTCGTTCGCTCACCGAGGGAGCGCCTAAGGGTACGAGCGTGAATTACCCGGGTGATCAGCGAGTCTTGCGGGACGGCACCATCATCGGATTGCGGGACGCGACCAATTCGGGCGGCCCAGGTATTGATGTCAGATACCCCGACGGCCAAAGGCAATTTGTCCATGTCTCAAAGGAAGGTCTAGCAGGCGAGACGCATTCGGGTGGCGGTGGGGGTGGTGGAGGCGCCACTTCCGGCCGCGGCGGTGGCGCCGCCCCAATCGGTGGACAACCCCCGATACCAACCCAAGAGCCGAAGCCCGGCGGAGCAATGCCGGTGGGCCCGGGATCAATTCCCTCGCAAGTGCATCCAGAGATCGGCCATCATGGGATCCATGTACCGAGCCCGATTGAACCTGGCGGCGGCATCGAAGCGGACATAGAGGGAGGAGGATAGAACCATGAACACCGTGCGCAACGACATCCTGATGGAAGGTCTGGATGACTGGGTGGAGTTCTATAGCGTTCACTGGCTGGTTAAGAAAGCCAACCCCGAAGCGCCCCTTCAAGACATCCAGAACGAAGTCCTCAACGTCATCGGCGATCTCGTCAGCTCCGGCCTCTATCAAATAGGTGCAGTCGGGCGAGGCGACGCCGGCTTCATCCCCTGGGAAATCCCCCTCGACGAAGCACTAGACCGCATCCGCGCCGAATACGTCGGGCACTATGACGAAACTGGCCGCTGGGACTACTGCGCCTGGCTCAACCTCACCGATGAGGGCAAGAAAGTCGCAGAAGCCCTACTCCCCACGAGCTGATTAACAGTCCATATCAACCAGCCAGGCTAGAACGCAAAAAAGCCCCCGGCTCAACCATGCTGGGGGATGCACGGGAGCCGGGGGCGGCTTGTAAAGCGTGGGGGTTAACCGGATTCGATTGCGGTCCGTTCCATCTCGCCGTCGATAACACCGGGCGCTTCTGGAGTGATGTCCCGGCCGTCGTTTCCGAACCGCGTAATGAGCAGGACGTGGGTGTTCTCGTATTCTCCGGCTATCTCGCGGGCCCATTCAGTGGCGGGTGGGCTCTCATGCCCCTCGGACACCCAGCTGTGGCCCCCGCGCCGATGGTGGCAGGCTGGGGCGATATACAGGTTCGCGTCACTCATTGGCGATTCGCCGTCTTCGGCCATCACGAGCATGTCGTCTGGTAAGTCCTTAATTGCCTTACGCAGCTGAGCGACGGTGAACATACCCCAATTCTATTGGCGGTAAGCGCTACCGGCGGGGTCTAAGTGTCTGGCTGCTCGAGGTGCCGGAACAGCTCCGGCGGCGGTTCAGGGAGTGGGTGTGCGCGGTCCCCTACTCCCCAGGACAGGACGTCGCGGATGTAGCGCAGTGCGATCTGTAGGAGGCTGCGAGCCAGGGAGTGTTGCTCTCGTTCTTTGTCGAGTGCGCCCTCCACTGTTATCAGCTTCTCTTCAAGGGCGGTAACACGTTGGGCGAGTGCTTCGTAGGCGTCTGTGAATTTGGAGAAGGTGTCGCGCTTACGGGATAGGAGTGCGACGGCTACCGAGCTCAACAACGATGAGCCGGCGACAAGTCCGACCACCTCTGCGGCGGTCATCATCGCCACTATGCGGCTTTCACAATCAGAGACGTGTTCATGGGGTGTCCTCTCATTTCAGTGAAGCCAACAGATGGATTAGGTCGACCTGTTCGGGGATGAACCGCAGCAGGCCCGTGGTGCGCAGCAGGTGCACTGCGACTACCCCGATGACTGCGGAGCTAAGGAACATGTGGGACTGCCCGTAGCGAGCCGTGGCGTCACTGAGAAGTTCCCCAGGTGGGCAGGTGATCTCGTAGGCGACGATCCCGGCGGCCATAGTGATCCACGCCCAATCGGATGGGTGAAGCGCCATGGAACCCTCCCGTATGAAATAGACCTCGGTGATGTCGGCGGGAAGCCGTAGAATTGAGTTGGTTCGGCGAAGGTGCTTTGAGCCTGAATTGACAGGCTTGAGAAGGCACCCCGGCACCTACGGTGAAACGAAGCTCGCCGCGCAGCGGTTGCAAACGCAGCTCACAGGGAAGAGGCGCACTGCGCGCCGCAGACACCTAGTCGGCTGGGTTCAATTCCCAGGCGCCGAACCTCACCCCCGGCCGCGTTCAGCCCTCTTACGCGGGGTCCTTTCACCACCTAGACCCCGTGGATACTGCTGTAGCGCCGTAAAATTGAGGGATGAACGGACCCTCTTTTGATCCTGCTGATGTATCGGATTACGACGACGAGCTAGTCGCCAACATCGAAGATGTCATCTGGACCGCACTGGAACACCAGGCCGAGTCTGGAATGGTGCTATACGCCAATCGCGAGATGGGATTGCTGGACGCTACCGGTGCTGGCGTGGATATGACAGCCGTGGCCGCTGCTGTATCGGCGATATTTGTTGATAAGCAAGGCGACTGCTCGTGGTGTCACAATCCGTGTGCGGTGGATGGCTGGAAACTACCGCCAGAACCCGCCGATTCTGCTGAAACGCGGGATTGAGAATGGATCCAAACCGCAGATACAAGCTGATCGCACGCGCCCGCGAGCTTGATGTGTTTCCCGATCCCGAATCCCGGACTGACGAGCAGCTTTCCGACGCGATCGCCGCAGAAGAGGCCGCTACACTCTGGCTGCAGCGACTGGAACAGCTTCCCACCGATGAGGCTAAGCGTGCGGCTATCCACCGACTGGCACAGTCACTCAGTTCGTTCTAGGTGTTCTATACCGTTGGCGACTAAACCGTGTGTAGCCCAAGGTGATTGGTTCTCGCCTTCGTATACACCACAGGTGTGTTCCAGGGTGCCGTCCGCTGCGACTCTTTCGAAGCCGACCATAAGCACGAAATCCGATACCCGCCATCCGGGTTCCTGATCCATCGCTTCGACATACTTCTGTATGAGTTCGTCGGGATGGTTGTCGCTCATGGCATCTCCTACACAACCGACAGGTGGGAGAACTGCCCGCTATCGAGCAGGTAAACGAGTGCGCCCGGATGCGATTCGGAACCCGACAGGTTTCGATACCAGTCCGACCCGCAATCGAGCGGCGGGCAACAGATTCGGGTCCTGTCGCCATCCTTCTCGATGTCCAAGCCGTGCCAATGCCCATGCTGCAATATCTGTGCAGCACCTGCGGGTTGGCAGGTGAAGGTTTGGCCGGACCACCACTGCATGCCCTTGCCGCGTCGCCATGCGTCACCGTGGGTGACGGTCACCACGCTTGACCCAACCGGGACAGTCATGGAGTTGGACCATCTGTCAGGCGTTCTTACCGAGACATGGCTATATGCAGCGGGGTTGAGTTCCAGCGCGTCATGGACGGCGATGGCACATTCGGTGGCCCACCCGTCTCCCGGATAGGTGTTCTGCTGGCGCTGACTTTGGTCGTGGTTGCCGTTAACCACATCCAGATAGACCTGATCTGCCAAGGGGCGGAATGCGTCAACAGTCGCGACCATCAACCTTCTCAGGATTCGGGTCTGCTCCGTGATGGTTTCCTGTGTGAGCCAAAGATTCTTCCCGCTCTGGGACACGTTGCCCTCGATGCAATCCCCCGGCATCGAGATCTGAATGCCCTCAATGCCGTACCGCTTCAATCCCCGATACTGTTCGATACTTCGTTGCAGACTATCGAGGTAGTTTTCCACGATCTGTTCAGTTGATCCGTCACGTGACCTTTTGCCCAGCTGTAGATCTGCTGCCTGAAATACGAGCCAATGCCCTTTAGCGCCAACTACTTTGTGCGATCTGGCTTTCTTGACCAACGCTTCAAGGTCCAGCGCCGAAACGATAGCGCGGGGCGCTATGTTGAACCGGTACGCAACCAGCCACTCCCCATCCTCACGCTGCTGCCACCGCGACGTCCGCACCGAACCCACGATCTGGACCTCATCCGGGTCATACCCGAACTGCTTCAACAGATCCGTGTAGTCCACCGGATCGGCGGCCTTCATCGTGCCGGTCTGGATATGTCCCGAGGAGCCGTCGAACGTCGTCTCCGGCTGATACCTCTTCTCATCCACCGACGTTGAGGCAGAGGCCAGTTGATCGCGGATGCTACCCATGTTCGATATGCCGCCGGAAAGTCGTCATCTGCACCGGCAAGCCGTTGTTGCTGAGTATCTTCCAAACAGACTCTTTGGACAGGCACGTCAGGTACTCGGCGACAGCTTGACGCGTGTCCTCATCTTGCCCGGAAAGCCAGTCACAGACCTTGCAGGTCTTTGGCTTTGGCTTCGCAGCCTCAGCCAACTGATCTCGGATGGACATTGTTTGAACCGCCTTTCACAGGGCGCTTCCGGGGGCTATTCAGTTGTTAGGCGCGGAACCAGTCGAGGACTGGATTCAGGTCGTACGTGCCGTGGACGTCCAGGTGTGCGATGCCCTGGAAGGTCCGCACGATGGCCCACACGATGTCAATCAACCCGTCGAAAGGATTCACGAACAGATCCATGATTCGAGCCACAATCGACGCGGGTCCGCCGATCCAAGAGGACTGGGTGATGATCTTCGCGATAGCGGTCATGTTTTGGCCGGCCTCATCCAACCGGTTCTCGGCGTACCAGTCGCGGGTGCGGGCATGCTCTTGCCACTTCCCCGCCAGCTCGGGGTACTTCAGGAAGTCGAAGTGCCAGTCCATGATTCCCTGCGTGTTCGGCTGGGGCGGGTCAGGAACCCAAGGCGCGCACTGGTTGATCAACCGATAGGGGTTGCCGAATGCGATGCCCTTGCGGAAATCCTTGAGCCGGTAGTGCAACCGTCCGTTGATCGGTAGGACGTGCTTCTCCATGACTTCGCAGCCCACCATTGCCCCCTGGCTGAAGATCGCCAGATTCCACGGGGTTCCTTCGGGGAATGGTGTGCCGTCGTCGAACAGCTTGGTATCCAGCCGGTTTACGAGTTCGTCCACACCGGACTGGTTGTTGAACGGCAACCGCACGTTGTCGTAGCCGGTGGGCCGCCACACCGCCCGCCCTTCGCGCTCCAATGTGGATGCGACGAAAGCGCAGGGCCCGACGAACATGTCGGAGAGATGACCTTCGACGGTGAAGAACAGCGGCGTCAAACCCAGCTTCACCAGATCCGCCTGGGAGACCTCGCCTGTCTGGGGTTGGTTGGTGCGGCGCTGGTATTCCTTCTGGACCGCCTGGTCGTCGTACCCGAAGTACGAGTCAACCTTCAGCGGCCCGCCGTCTGCACCTTTCGCGTAGGAGGCGTAGCGGGCCAACATGACCCGCTGCCACCGGGCCACTACCTCCCCATGGGAACCTAGGGTCAGAATCACTCGGTCACGCTTTTGATGATCTGAGCAGCCAGTGGGCCAAGCGAGACCTGCTGCCCCACTACACCGCCGACGGTGGCCTGAATCTTGTTGATGCTGTCGACGGCGACCTGCGTGGCGGCGGCGAGCTGATCCTGCGCAGACTGTGCGGTCGAGTTGAGCTGGTCCTGCACCTCTTTGAGGCTCGTCACAGCTTTGTCCGCAGCAGCGCCGGGTGCGTTCTTGATCTGATTGTGCAGCACCACACCAGCGGTCGCCGGTACAGCGACACCGATAACGCCGCCGATAGCTACGACGACATTGATCCACGACTGCCCCACCGTGTCACTGAGAACACCAGCGGTCACCAGAATGGGGACAATCGAAGCCGCTAGCGCGCCTACGAGGTAGTACCACTTGCGAATCTGGTCGGTCATGACTGTCCCTTCTGAGAGATGAACTCCTGCAGGAATGCAGGATTGGTGGCTTCGATTTCGGCAAGCACCGACTTGGCGTGAGCCACGGCTGCCGCGTCGGTGCGTGCCCCTTGGCCGGCGGCTACGCGGGCGATGCGACTGATCGCCTCGAGGTCTCCGAGCTTGGCGTCAGCCTCGACGGTCAGGCCCTTGTGGGCGGCGGCGTCGATTGACTGGAAGAGCTGCACCAGGTTGTAGATCGGACCTTCTTCCGGCGTTGCGTACATAGAGACCGACGCCACCGTGGGCTGAGTGAATAGCCGATAGAGGGTGTCCCACTGATCCTGTGGCACTTGGGCCATGTCGTCATCTCCATTCGTGAGTAGTTGCAGCAGCGCGTCGCCCTGCAGTAGGGCGCGGTTGTATCGGTCGCGGCGATCCGCGAGACCGTTGGTGCCGCCGTTGATTCGGCGGGTCACCGTCTCCAAGTCCTGACGGTCCGACAGGGCGTTGATGTCTGATCGGGCCACGGTCCAGTACCAGGCCGCCCCGATCCCAGCCCACTTCAAATCCGCGAGCTCGGTGGAATGGTCGACGAAGTAGGTCGGTGTCGGCACCAACCGCTGGCGGTATGCCCACTGTGAGAACAGCCCGTAGTTGCTGCGTCCAGTGATCTGAATCCAGCTGCGGCCCTTGAACCGCACGCCATCCCCAGGTTGGGTGTTACCAAGATCGGCGCGACCCTCATACGCTGCACCGGAGGCGATCTCTTCGGTGTAGACGAACGAACCCGACTCGTGACCAACCTGCGCCAGCCACATCGCGATACGGAGAACGTTGGTGCACTGGCTGGCGTTCAGTCCATCTGATACCGCCGGCAGGATCTCCGCGGCACGCGCCTCCGATAGGCCCGTCGCGGTGGCCAGCACTGCCGCCGCACCTACAGGCTTGTTGCCGCGCCGGAAGGTGGAGAATCCGTCGACACGTATCTTTCGGGCGATGAAGTCAGCCGTTTTGGGGTTCTGATAGGTGTTGAGCGAACCGCCGTTCGCGAGGGACGACAGCTGAAAGTGCATCGCGTCCTTGGGGTCCGACCAGTCGTTGCCCCAGAAGACCATGCCCTCGTAGAAGTCGAGGATTGCTCGGACAGCCGTGATCTTTGCGGCGTCGAATCCCGCGTCCGCCTGCTGGAACGGGTGGGAGTTCCAGTTGAGGTCCACCGCGGTGCCTGACAAATGGTTGGACGTCGACACTGAGTTGGTTGCGGTCCAGCATGCAGAATCCGGGTCGCGCAGGGGCTCAACGTAGGCGTTGAAATCCGCTGCGAAAGCCCGCAGGATCGCCAATGGCTGCCCGTTCTGGATGTTCAGGATCACCGAGGTACCGGGGACAGTGACCCATGTGCACTCCTCGGGGTTGACCATGGGCCAGCCGTTACTTGAGAACGAGTTCCCGTACACGACGCGCGGCATCAGATACCCCCTATCCGAGGATCTAGCCCTGGCCTACCCGCCGACATCAGCCGGTAGCGCTTGGACTTCAGCCACGCCCCGAACCCAAACCCCGCCAACCCGATCGCGGCGTAGAAGGCGGGGTATCGCAGTAGTTGAGAGAACATGCGACCTCTTTCGGGCATTAAAAAAGACCCCGCACTTGCGAGGCCAACAAGGAGGTATGAGTGCTACGACAAGGTGAAGACAGGCGCCGGACTTCCGTCGCTGTCAATCGTGAGAGAGTTTCCGTTCGTGGTAACCACGTCCGCGGGGGTGTTGTCTAAGAGCACGTAGCACAACACGTTTCCGCCGAGCTCGTAGAGGACTGCCCAACGTGCGGTGATACTGCCGCCCGAAGCGGTCCAGGTCGGGTTGGTCGCGAATGATGCCGTGACGCTCGTGGTACCCGAGAGGTTGAGGACTACAGCAACACCGCCCGTGGTGTAGCCGTTGGCCTGCGCTACCTCATTGGTGACGCCAGCCCATGTGGTCGTAGATGATCCGACGTTCGACGTTGAGGTGACGAGAGCTACCCGCCAGGTGTCGGAGTCGATATCGAATGTGCCGTCAAGGAGTTTCGTGCGTGCCCCATTGGGGAACGTCCATGTGCCAGCAGTCATCGGGATACCCTTTCGTTAGTTGATGATTTCGACAGTTGCCGCTGCGTAACTGGTGTTCTGCCCGCCTGTTTGGCCAACGGAACCGTCAGTGGTGGTGATGTTCTTGTAGTTCAGGGCCGTACCAGACGAGAACCCGGAACCCGATGTTGCTCCGCGCGTGTATCCCGTTGGGGCGGAGTCCCATCCAGTGGATCCAAGGCTTGAGTGCCCGTGGAAATGCAGCAACACTGAAGACCCGTCGGTGTGGGTCATGGTCACGGACGGGGCGGTGGTAGTGGCGCTAGAACCGCCCTGTGAAGCATGGCCGCCAATTGGGGACGATGCATTCTGGCCGCGGACGACAACCGCCATGACGTGTACGGCGTTGCTCCACGTCCCCGATGTAGTGTTCGTTGCCGTCGCCTTGAATTGGGCTGTGGTGCAGCCCGATCCGCTACCACTATTTGCGTTGTCGATGTAGTTCCAACTTGGAACAGTGCCTCCGGGGGACGGTGCAGTAGGGGCAGTGGTGGTGAACGGGTTGAACGCGAAGATCACGATCAGGTCCCCAACCGAATGGGCTGGGATGCTGACCGACGTTGCGGCAGCTGCAGCCGACGAGATATATGCGACAGCAGATACGTTCGTCACGATCGGTGTGCCGCCAGTAAGGGAGGCGGTCGCGCCGGAGGCGGGGATATTCGTGGCGATGAGCGGCGCTCCACCGGTAAGCGTCGGCGTGGCACCGGGCGGTCCGATGGTTTGCAATATCCGAGGCGTCCCCGCCGTGAGGCTGAGCGAGGTGGTTGGTATGACGCCCTGGATGAGCGAGGCCGTGCCGCCGGTAAGAACCGGCGTCCCCCCAGTGGGTGTGACCACGATGGCAATGAGTGGCCGCCCGCCAGTGAGGGTCATCTGCACTGTCGGTGGTGGGTAGACGATGTTGATCAGTGGTCGTCCACCAGTCAACGTTGGTGCCGCTCCCGCGGGGACGTAACGTTGTGCCAGCGACGGAACCCCACCGGTGAGCGCTGGGGTGGCCGCGGTTGGGATCAAGATCGGGCCGGTGATGATCGTCGGCGTCCCACCAGTTAGTGAGCGTGCTGCAGCCGCGGGGAATAGAAGGTTGTTGTTGCTCTGAACAACCGTCGGTGTTCCCCCAGCGACCGTGATACCGGCCCCTCCCGGGGTGAGGACGTTTCCGATAAGGGTTCCCGGTACCCCACCAGTGAGGGTGAGGGTGGGCGATCCTGGCCGCAGTGGCGGGCCGATCACTGGGGGCTCTGAACCGGTCAACGTCAGCGCCGCCGCGGACGGGAACACGTAAACCCCGTGCGTCACCGCCACCGCAGGGACAGCACCCGCAAGCACCAGCACCTTCTGCGTTGGTTCGCTGAATGTCTCAGCCCACCAGCCGGTTACACCAGCCATGATTTAGGTGGCCTAAATCCTGAAGATTCGCGAATTCCCGTTGTCCCAGGTGGTGTTGATGTTTGTACCATCTGGGGTGACCGGAAGTCCTGTTGCGGTGTCGTACAGGGCGATCAGGCGCGAGGTGCCAGCGGTGCCGGTGTCTTGGTAGATGACCAGCCGCACAATCGTGGCACCAGTAACGGACGGGAAGGTGACATCAGCGGCATCGGCGACACCACCGGTCCATGACTTACCGGACAGGTTCGACGATGTCACCACTACCCCGGTGATGTCCGAGAGATACTGGTGTGTAGCGATGTTCGGCGTGTAGGTGGCATCGACTGCGGCGACTTTGATGTTGTCGCTTTGCCAATGAATACTTCCATTGAGGAATGCCTCGCGAGCCTTGTCGTACAAAGCGTTGACCATGAGATGTCCTCCCTAAGAGGTTATTCCGCGTTGGAAATGATGGGGATCGCGATACCGATCCAGGCAGCCGATGCGGTGAGGGTTTGAGTGAATGTCACCGAACCGCCCGGTGCGTCACCGAATATCAAGCCGCGGTTGCCGAATGGCGCGGCATCTGCATGTCCACGCTCGGTCTGGTTGTAGGTGGCTCCCTGGCCCCCGTACAGGAATGCGTTGACCACCATGCTTCTCACATGGGAGGTGGCAGAGACGGATGCGGTGGTGCCGGAACCTGTTGCGACTACCGGTGTTCCGATGCCGGCGGGGGCAGCCAACTTATAGGAGGCCGCGCCCGTTGCATAAGATATGCCGTACGCCGGATTAACCAGCTTGATCGACTGCGCACCTGTGGGCGGGTCCAGCAGCCAGAAGGTGATGATCCTGTCGGACCCACTGACTACGTCCGGCAACCTGTTCATGGTTGCGCTACCGATTTTCGCAGACATTCCCGACAAATCAGTTCCGCCAGTGGCTGAGACGAAACCAAACACAATGTTTGCGTCAGATCCGATGGTGAACTCAGGGATCGCGGCCATGCTTGTTCCGACAGCGCTCTTGTTGTCGAACTTGACATCGATGTTCCCGAACAGTGGCTTGCCCACGGAGGCCTTGGACGGGATGCCGAATACTTGGTTCGGGAAAGCCCCCACATCCAACGAGTCTGGGTAGAGGTACTTGCCGATCTTGTACATGAGCGAGACTTCCGCCTCAACGATCGGGGTTTGTGCGTTCTCCATCATCACGAACAGAGTTCCGTTGGGCAGGTAGTACATTGAGCACTCGTAGCCGCGCCACGACCCTGCGTGACCTTGCCATTTGCCGAGCTGGAACATGCCGTGCCCGTAGCCGAAATAGGTCAGCTGGTCATCATTGGTCCATGGCTCACGCCAGAAACATTCAGATCTGATGGCCTGCATTTCCGGACTCAGTAGGGTGCCGTCGCGCAGCTCCTTGACCCACAGCAGTAGGTCGTGGGCGGTGGAGATGATGGCGCCCGCGGCACCGGCATATCCGGGGTTGGTTTCCGTAGCGTCCTGCCACGCGCCGCCACCGAAGATGCCAGTGGCCCACGCATGCCCATTGGGGAACGGGACAGGCATCTTGGAGTCTGTGGGCCAAGAGGTTTCGGTCAATCCCAGCGGATCCAGAACGTCGGTTTTGAGGACTTCCCGCATCTTGCGTCCGGTGACCTTCTCGATGATCATGCCGAGGAGGATGAAGTTTGAGTTGGTGTACGCGAATTTCGATCCGGGCTCAAATCCCAGCTCGTGAGCCTTGACTATGGCGAGGGTTTCCTCGTCGGTCCAATCCGAGGTCGGCATGAGGAAATAGCGCAGCATCATCCCCATGTCGGTTTGTTCGTTGAACAACCCCGACCGCATGGTCATCATGTTGCGGATAGTGACCTTGTTGCCGCCGGGGATACCCGGGAGGTACTTCTCGAGAGGGTCATCTAGTGAGAGCTGTCCGCGGTCTACCGCCATCAACACCATGGTCTGCGTGAATGTCTTACTGGCCGAACCGATACGGAAGTGATCCTCCAGCGTCATATCAAGTGCACCAGCGGCGGTGGACTTCTTCCCGTAAGCCTTCTTGTAGTAGCCGTCCGGGGATTGAATCGCCAAAACGCCACCGGGTGCTGTCATGTTCGCGGTCACGATTGCGTCGATCGCCGCCTGGTCCTCCAGCGGCAGCATCGACAATCCACCCGACATGGCCGGGGTTCCGAGGGCCACGGTGGACTCAATGCCTGGGACATGGACTTGGCCGGGACCGCCGATGACTTCTTCGCCCTCGAGGGGGTTCTGCCGGAACCGCACCCAGCCGGCACCGTCAGCGCCGTTGCCGCCGAACTGGAACGTCAGCCCGTTGCCGCCGTTACCACCACCGCCGGCAGAAACGCCGTCGCGGCCGGGAACCTTCTGATCGGCGCCACCGACGTGCTTCTGGCTTTTGTATTCGAAGATTCCTGGTCCGCGACCGATCGGGTTGGAACCCAGCTGCAGTTCGGTACCACCAACGCCTGGTTCTGCTGTGATGCTGTAGTCCGGGATTGACCAAACACTGGCCGTGCCGTCCTCGCCGTCGTCGTGTCCCGGTCGGCCACCGCGCCCGCCAACACCTTTGGTGAATGTCAGGACCGCGTTGTCGCCGAAGTGCACGCCACGCTGCCAGGTCGTGGCCTTGAACAGACCGGGCGATCCGGGTTCGCCATGGAATCCGAGGGTGAGACCCATCTGTCCGCCGCCGCCCGCTCCAACAGCCGCCGGGTCGACGAAGTTGCACCATGACGGAATGGGGACAGTGCCGGAATCGACTACGTAGACGGAGACCGGGTCGTAGTAGCCCACACCGTTGCCGGTGTCGATGGCTGTTTCGATCCACGGAATGTTCCCGGACCGAACGACACTGGCCTTGGCGATAGTCGATGGCGGCGAGTTCGGTGACGACGTGTTGTCACGTGTCGCGGCCAAACCGACGACCTGCGCGAACGGATGATCCGGGATGTCATCAGTGGTGGAGATACCGCGGACACTGTGCGTTCCACCAACGGGGACGAGTTCGTAGGCATAGGTCTCCCCTGCCTTCTGATCAACCGGAGTATCAAGCTGATAGAACGCCCAGTTCGGGGTGGTGCCGGCGGTCAGCTCGGACAGGATGTTCGGGGAGTGATGGACCAAAGCCCAGTCCCCGGATGCCCCGTCAAGTTTCCAGATGTTGACGTAGAACGCGGTGATGCCGCTTGTTCCGCAACCCATCCACGACACCACACCCAACGCGATGTCCCGCTCTACGCGCATCGTCGCGATAAGCGACGCGGTTTGCGTTGCGGAAAGGGTGGTGTTGACGCTGGTCAGGCCGTAGTTCGATGTGCCGGACGGCAACAAACCCGTGTTGACGGGGGTGTTGTCGCGTCGGCTAAGAATCTGGAAGGCGTCCTCCCCCAATGCTGCGGCGGTGGCCAGCAGCTTGGAGAGGTTGAACAGGTCTCCGAACCCGCCGTTGGATGAGGGATCGGTTGACCCCGAGAAGCCGCCGAGCAGGTGAGACAGGAACTCCTGAATGGACGCACCGATATCGGCCGGGCCGCCCACGCCGGAGACGTTCCCGGAAGGAATGTTGAGGATCGCCTCGAACAGATCCTCCAAGCTGTGGAGCGCACCACCGATACCTAGTGCGTTGACAACTGTGTCGACAACCAGCTGCCAGCGAGACATGAACTCCTGGACAGTGTTCGACAGGCCATCGATCCAGCCCATCTGAATCTTGTTCGTCTTCTTGCCGACACCGTCGTCAAAATTCAGCGTTCCAGCTGTGGCATCCTTGGTCACCAGGATGCGGACCCGCACAGCATGCACCCCGTCGGGAACGGTGTAGTTCCCCGTCATCTGACGCCAATCCCCAGTGGGCGTCAAAGGATTCAGTGTCGCAACGTCTTTGAGTCCGACTTGCTCTGCTTCAGAACCGCGCCCGGAGAACTCGACGATCTGCAGCTTGATCGGAGAGTTAGACCCCGAGTAGCCTGACCACTTTGCCCACATCTCCAGGGACATGGTTTGGGCTGGATTGACCAGTATTTCGTTGGACCGCAGCGCTTTACTTACGCCGTTGGCGGTCACCTTCACACTGCCAGAGCTGTCGGCGCTGTGCGAAACCCCGGACTGCCAAGACCAGTACGGGTTGTCGGCGATACTGGCGCCGTCTTGGAAGTTTCCCGCCACTAAGAGGTTCGGCTGCTCGTCGGTGATCCAGCTGAACGACAAGGCGGGGATCAGGTTCGACAGAATGAATCCATCACGACCGAACAGGTTCCCGTTCAGGAAGTCCTCAATGATGCTGAGGATGTCTCCGATGATCGGGAGGTGTTCGGCCCACCCTGTGAGTAGATTCCACAGGTCTTCGAGTGCCTGCTCGGGATCCACGTCCAAGCCAAGGAGCTTCTGAATCAGCTCCTTAATGAGGCTTTCGGCGTACTCGATGATCCCGTCGATAATCGCCTTCCACATGTCCAGCCCTTGCTGGAATGCGGTGCCGATGTGGAACTCAAGACCCTGGTTTGGGTCATTGAACGGCAGTGGGAGGCGGTCGAAAGACCGTGGCACTAGGAGCCGTCCTCAGGCTTCAATGGGGAGACGGGGACGATCAGAATGGACAGCTGGGCGCCGGCCTTGTTGAAGGAGTAGAAGCCGGCCATACCCTCATTGACGAGGTTCACGTAAAGCGTTGATGCCGTGCCGGTGCTGTAGGCGGGTATGACACCTATCCCGTTGTCGGGGGTGATCGCAGTGTTTGGTGAGCCGGTGGATGAGGCGTGCGGGAACAGCGAAGACCAGGACGACATGTTGCCTGCGCCTTTGGCGATCAGTTGGCCGCTTGTCGCATTTCCTATGCGGACCTCTGAGCCGATGATGAAGGGGTCTGAATCTAGTTCGATGCCATTGGCTTTGAAGTGTCCGTTTACCACTGGCACGTAGTCGAATGGCATCGGCGGGATAATGAATGTCCCGATGGTCTGGCGCGTCGCCAAGCCGGTGAAGTCAGTGAATGCTGACTCTGGCACGGTGTAGAACCGCGTGGCCAAGGGGTTGAAGTCCGCTGGCGCGTAATTCACACCGTTCCAGGCGATGATCTGTCCGGCCGCGGGCGCAACCGAGTCGTCGTAGTCCGTGGCGTCGCGAATCGTGGCATTGTCGCCCTGAGGTCCGCGGGGGGCCTTGAGCTTCAGTAGCCATGTCGGATTGGCAGAGGTGCCTGAGACGATGATTTCCGAGGTCAGGCCAGGGTCATCTGGATTCAGCAGTTGAACGGTTGGGGTGATGTTTGGCAGCGGTCCTGGGGGGCCTTGTGTGCCCATCTGCTTCTGGACGTAATGTTCGCCGTCCCATAGATAGACGATGTTCCCGACCCACCACGCCTTTCCGATGTCGATCGGATCGTCTGTGAGGTTCTGGGGAAGATCTGCGGGGTCGTCGATACTGGACTGGTATTGCATCTTGACGATGGGCGCGTTCTCGCCCGCGGGGCCGGCAGGTCCGACGAGGGCGTCCATGGTGACGGCACCGTCTTGGTCTGCGAGCTCGAAGGTGCCCGTGACACCGCCGGGCACGTCCATGTCAGAGACCACGCCCCAGAAGTGCAGGCGGGCAAGGATGGACCCAAGGTAGGGGGTATCGCCCGGTTCAGCCATTCTCGATTCCCTTCACGAAGTCATCCCCGATTGGTCGCTCATCTTTGATGGCGATATTTGGGGTCACCCGCCATGCCGGTTCGGCCATTTCAGGCAGGTCGTCGTCGGCGTCTTGGTTGCCGTTGAGTCGTTGGATTGCTTTGCGTTTCAGCCACTCCGGGAGTGCGTTGATTTGCCCGAATGTCATGTTTTCGACACCTTCGAGAGGGTCATCGGGTGCGTCGATGGGCACCCATTCGATGGCGCCTTCAACCACTCCCGGCGCCTCAACGGCCCGCGGTTTGATCAGGGGTTGAGCTGAACGCCGCCACCCTGCCCGCACCATGTGATAGGCGACGAGCCACACGAAATGCGCGGAATCCATGCGGTTTCCGTCTTTGTCTTGCGGGTAGTGGCAGTCGGTCAGGAAGTCCTGATAGGCGCTTTCCATCTCGACCTTTTGAGCGTCCTGGGCCTTCTGCTTGTCCGCATAGGCTTGGAGGGCACGCGGAACGTACTTATCTGCAGCCAATTTCGTTCCTTTGCTCAGAACATTGAGTCGGAACCGAAGAAGGTTCCTGCGAGGTTCCAGAAGCCGGCGAGTGTGCGCATCGACTTGGCCACCGGGTCTTCTTCGTCCAAGTCCTGGCCAAGCGAGAGTTCAACCAGTAGAGGTGAGTTCGCGTCGTATGAGCGCCGGATCGCGGAGACTTGGTCTACATGCAGGACACTTCCGAGTTGGAAGGCGACCCTGTCACCTAAGGTGAAGTGCTCGTCGGCGATCCAGGGCATGCCGTTTCGGATGCTGGTCTTGAAGCTGACGAATGCCCTGGTCTTCCAATGCCCGTTGCGTAGATCCAGGATTCCCGCCGAGGTATAGGCGGTGCCCTGACCCTGTTCGAAGTGCTCAAGGAACCCCAAGTCGCCCATGAGGATTGCGCGACGCGGATCAGTGAACCGCTGCCAGGCGAACAGGGTGTTATCCAACTGGCCCTGGTAGAGCTCTTCCAATCCTGGGGTTCCGGGTTGCTGGTAAGCGCCCAGGCCGTAAGAGATAACCGCCGAGAGTTGAGACAGGCCGTATTTAATGCCGAATGTTTGTAGCTGGTTCAGCCAGGCCGGTGACCGAGAACCTGTCATGACGGTCTTTGCTGTGGACCCCTTCATTGACCGCTTTGCTTCGATAATTCCGGTGTATTCACCTTCCCGGAATATGACTTTCGGCTTGGCCGGTGCGAAACCGAGCCATTTTCTGATCAGCGGGTCGGTTTTGCCGTCGCCGTCCTCGTCATACATGTCGGGCGGGACGATGGCGTTGGTGATCAGGTCATCCGCAGTTTCTGCGATCAACCGCAAGGGACCGTCAACCAGTGTTCCCGTGGGGCCGGTTACGCCCGACTTGTCTTCGAACGCAAACACCACACAGTTGCGGGTGGGGCGCGCTATCGCATCCCCTATGACGCCGAGCTCGGGGTGGGGTGAGGTGTCGTCCTCGGTGAGCCATGTGTACGCGCGCAGCATGCATCCGGCGTCCTGCATCGGCGCTGCAAGCACGGTGTGTAGGTCTTGCCAGCGTGACGACAGAATGGTGGTGCGGGACTGATCGAACAGTGGGTTGACGAACTGCACCTGAATGGGCCACGCCAACGGATTAAGCCCACCAATGACATCCCTGACCCCAATCCAAGCTCCAGGGTTGAAGATGTTCGTCGGAATGCTGAGCAGCGGGAAGAACTGTCGAGCCAGGTTCAGGAACATGATGATCGAACCGGCGGTCCGCATATTCCAGGGGAGGAAGAACATCTTTGGGAACTGGATCTCCGGCGGAAGCAGAGGATTTGCGCCACCCAAGATGTGCTTGGCGTGTTCCCGGTTGTGCATCATCTCGAGCTCGACCGTGTGCAAGCCGTCCTTGTCTCGGACGGCGTTGACATTCACGATCTTTCCGCCCCACCTGCGCTGCCAAGATCGGTTAGTGGGGTTTGGATCCAACGTGAATTGGATGTCTTCTTCTGCGCGACGGTCGTACAGAAGGAAGTTGGACAGCCAGTTGGAGTGCTTGATCACCACGGTGGCGGTGCCCGAATCCGCCATGACTTCCTCTACGACTACCGACTTTTCGCCCGCCAGATCCGCGATGAAGCGGTGGTGCTTGTCCCAAATCCGCATCAGCGGGCGCTGCTTGTAGGCGTCCTTCATTGCCTGCCGGCGCGCGTTGAGGTAGCGGTACGCGATCATGGGATCGCCAAGGTCTGGGGTGGTCTGCGTCTCGCGCAGGAGCCGGTCCAGGATTCCTTGCAGGCTTGTGAAATCGGTCAGATCGACCGACCAGTCTCCTGACACCGCTACGCGAAGCCCTTTGAGTACCGTTGGGGAACGAACATGGTGACCCGCCCATCAGCGTTGGAGTGGCGCACCTTCACCGCCGCAAGGGTTCTGGGCGGAATCTTCGATGCTTCGGTGAATCGGTCCTCCATGCGTCTCCACACCGGCAAGGTGATGGACAGCAAGTCATGCAGGAGCACGTCTAGGAGTTGAGAATTGCGCAGGATGCGCATGAACAGCGGGTCCACTGGATCTGTTGTTGCAGTGAGTGTCTGCGCGTTCGGGTCGGTGTCGACCATCACGTAGCCGTCTTTAGGGCTCAGTAGCGGGAGTTCAACCCACCTGTCCCCTTCTTGTATCCAGCACTTACCTGGGGACGAGACCAGGAATTTGGGATACACCGCGATGTCGCCGCGGTTCGGCACCCGAAGAGCACCTTCGCCAACATCTAGTCCTGGGATGAACTCATTGAGTAAGTCCTCGATTTTGTCCCACAGCGTGGACGTTTCGATGTCGTTTTGCCACGTCTTGAACTCGGTTCGCTTCGCGAAATATGGCTGTGTTGCAACAATATTCATGCTCCAGGTCATGAAGTTGTTGCCGAATGCCACGGGATCGAGTTCCCACGGATCTTTGGGCTCTTCAGCGAGGCGGACTCGCAGCCAGCGCCAGCCGTGGGTGCGGGTGAAGACCCCCAGGTATCCGTCTTCGGTGGCCGACCATGACCCCCACCAGCGTTCCTCGATCATCCGATACCGGAATGGGGTGTCGATGATCCTGCCCTTGCCGCCGCTAATCCAGGGCGCGATATCGGGGTTCACGTGAACGCCGATGGAGATCATGCGTTTCTTCCAGTCGGTGCGTTCGGGTTCGGCACCGATCTGGTAAGGGCCCTCGGACATGAGAGTTTCGAACGGTGTATGGAACAACCCTGTGGCGACGGGCGCCATCACGATGCCTTCGCGGCCCTTGTGTGACCCCAGAAGGTTCCAAGTGAATCGCTTCTTGTGTATCGGGTGGACGACACCGATATAGACGATTTTCGTCTCTACGCCCTGGAGGTGTGGCGGAAGGTTGGCGAAGTCTTCACCAGTTTCAGGGCCGTGGATCCACGGGTTCGACAGCGCCATCTACTACCCCACCGGTCCGGTTCGAGTGCCAAAGTTTTGGCGCCACTGCTGGTTCTGGGCTGATTGCGACTTCTGCATCGCCTGATCCACTCCAGTGCCGACCGGGGCGTTGAAGTTGATGGACTGGTCTACTTGTGCGCCATTGCCGCCCTGGGCAGGTCCGGCGCTGCCGTCGGAGAAGGCCGACCCCATGTCGCCGAATCCAGTACCGGGGAGCTGGGCCCCGGGGTTGACCGGGTTGATGTCCCCGGGAGCTCCTTGTAGCTGCGTCGCCTGCATGCTTCCAAACGGGGCGGGTATCACCGTCTTGATGGCGTCGACGATCCCGCCACCTGAACCGGACATAGCCGATCCGGCGATGTTGGCCATGAGTGCGCCGCCCTCGCCGAGGAGTGGTTTACCGTCCGAGTTGTTGCGTAGACCGCCAAAGAACTTCAGGAGAGTGGAGCCGGCCTGCACGAAACCCCACTGCGTGGGATCTGAGAATCCCGGGGGTAGAAGGGATTCCTTGAGCCCACCGATACCGATATCGGCCAGGCCGCCAGCGTCGGGCATTATCTCCGAAAGGCCCTCCATAATCTTGGCGTAAGGGTTGTTTCCACCGCCGAAACCGCCACCACCAGAACCTTTTAGATCCAGAGAGCCGCGGTCGTCCTTCGCCTGCTGCAGGTCGCGTTTGAGTCTGTCGACCATGTCGCGCTTGCGCTGCTTGGTCGTTTCTTTCGCCTTGGGATCCGACTCGAGGTTGGCCAACTCCTGCTCGGTGACATCCAAACGGCTGGACAGATCATTGATCCGGTCGTCTGCTTCACGGACCTGTTTCGGCGTCGCGCCGCCACCCGAGGATCCGCCAGGGCCCGACGAACCCCCGAAGCCCATCGCCGACACCGAGCCGCCAGAGGGCATGGAAATGCTGCTGGTTGGGAGTCCGACTGCTGCAGCGCCTGCGCCACGCCCCTTGCCCAGCATCACATGGACGTGATCCATATGATTTTGTGTGTCGCTGCCGCGGTCGGGCATCTGCTTACCGGAGGTGAGGGAACCTCCGTATCCGTAACTCTGCTGGCGCCAAATGAAACCGTCAAGTCCCAGGGCTGTTGCATTTTTCGCGATGAATGCCGCTACGGCGTTCCCCAATGCCATGCCTTGGGGCGAATCCCAGCCGGGGATCATGATGTCGATAGCGTTGCCCGACGAGTGTTCCCCGAAGCCATCTTCGGAACGCCGCCCACCGATATCGCTGATTTGCGGCCACATCTGCATCACGATTTTGCGCAGATAGTCCGCGCCCGGGTTGAGACCTTGCGCGTATCCGGGGGCGCGCATCATGTCGTGCAGATATGCAGCGGACGGCACCCAGCCAGAGTTAAGAGCAGTGACGATGCCGGCGCCGCCGTTGCTCATGCCTTTAGCCGTGACGACGCCTTCGCCGTTAGACAGCCACGCCAGGATGGAATCCGAAGTGCCCGAACCGGGGCCGCGGACAAGTCCACCGGTCGCGAATCCTTGCAGAGACTTGCCCCACGAGTTGAGTTTGTCGGCGCCGGGGATCTGAAATCCGAACACTTCGGAAGGGATCGAGGCAAGGAAGGTCCCCAGCATCTTCAGAGGTGCTTTGATAACTCCCGCAAGCCCCGAGAAAGCCGATGTGACTGCGTCTTTGATGGTGCTCGAGGCGCTGGAGATGCCGGACTTGAGGGCGTCCCAACCGTCGGAGAACTTGTCAAGGAGTGGTGAGACGAAGTCCCATGCAGCCTTGATGGCTGTCTTGATGCCTTCCCATGCTGGTACTACGGCGTTGTTCCACAGCCACAGCACGGCCTCCCCGAGGGGAGTCATGAAGCGCTTCCAGTTCTCGAAAATGTCGGAGATGAATTCCCACGCGAACCCGATTGCCTCTTTGATGCCATTCCAGGCAGGCGTAATAGCGTTGTTCCACAACCACGTTGCAGCGGCACCGATCGCAGTGAACGCTAGCTTCAACCCGGGGAATACCGTGGTGGACAACCAGCCCCACACCGCACCGATAACGCTCTTAATGGCCGCCCAGGTGGTTTGGACAACCTTCCGGAATGTCTCATTGCGGTTGTACAGCAGTACAATTCCAGCGACGAGACCGGCGATGGCCGCGATAATCAGGCCGATCGGGTTGGCTGTCAACGCAATGTTTAGCAGTGCCTGGACGGCGGCCCACGCCCGGGTGGCGATCGTGATGGCGAGCATCACAGTCTTGTAAGCGGCTAGCCCGGCCACTAGCGGGATAAGGAAGTCTTTGAATCGGACGATCAGGTTGACGGCGCTCGATAGCCCGCTCACTAGAGACGGGCCAACGGCGGACAAAACGTTTCCGAAGGCAGTTCCGATTGTCGAGAGGGCGGCACCGATGTTTCCCGCGGCTTGGCTCACGGCGGGGTTCTCGAATGCGTCCTGCATCTTGTTTGTGAAGCCGGTCAGACCATCTCCGATGCTGGACAAGGGGCCTTGGACCTTCTCGAAAAGGGTGATGGCCAGGGTCTCTGCAGCGTTCCGCAACCGTTCGATGACGCCCGGAAGTCCCTGATTCTGGGCCGCGGCGAGTTTCGACGCTGAACCTTCCTGGTTCATGGCGTCGCGCATTTTGTCGAATCCTTCGGCGCCATCCTTGGCGGCCACGCCAGCTAGACGCGCAGCGTCAGATCCAAACGCCAAAGCGGTGTCCATCGCATACATTTCGGGTGTCATGCGTTTGGCGGCGGCTTGCAGTTGCCCGAATAGGGCCTCCATGCCCACGAAGTTGCCTTGGGCGTCAAATGCCTTCACGCCGAGCTCTTGAAGTGCACCTGAGGCTTGATCGCTCGGCGCTGACAGCTTCAAAAGCGCTGATTTCAGCAGGGTTCCGGCGTCACTACCCTTGATGCCATTGTTGGCCAGCAGTGCGATGCTTGCCGCAGTGTCTTCGAGGGATACGCCGGTTTGACGGGCTACAGAGCCGCCAGCCTGGAGGGCGAAAGCAACGTCGGTGATCTCTGCCGAGGATGCATTAGCTGCGTTCGATAGCACGTCGGCAGCCTTGGAGGCGTAGTCGGCCTTGAGTCCGAATGCCTGTAGTGCGTTAGCTTGGATCTCCGCGGCCTGGCCGGCGCTCACCTGGGCGGCGGCAGCCAGCTGAAGGGTTCCCTTAGCGGCAGTAATCGACTCATCTACCGAGAAGCCGGCCTTAGCAAGCTCTGTCATCGCCTGTGCCGCGTCCGCGGCCGACGTGTTGGACAAGGTCATGTCGTTACCGAGGGCTTTGGCTGTGTCACGGAACCGCTGCATCACGTCCGCGGAAGCCCCTGTGACACCGGAAAGGGTGTTCATGGTTTTCTCGAAGTCCAGGCCCTTTGTGACAACTGCCGAAACCCCGCTGGTGGCCAGGCTTGCGGCCTTCGTCATCGCATTGGCGGCCAGATTGCCTACCGCGGTGCCCGCTGCGACGATTCCGGTGGTACGCAGGGAGTTGGCGAATGAATCCCCGAACCGACGCCCCGCTATGCCGCCTTCCTGCCCCGCGGCGTCTGAAGAGCCGGAAAGTAACTGGGACACCCTGTTTCGGACCGGCTTAGGCGCCTTACTGATCGTCGACTGTGCTGCATCGGATCGCTTTTGGGCGCGGGAGAGCCCGTCAAGCTCCTTGGCCAGGTCGCTCGCGGCGGCCTGCTGCTTACGCAGTGCCGAGGCATACGATTCGGAGGCCGCCGTGAGTTTGGATCCCTTAGTTCCGGCTTCGCGGGCCTCATTTAGCTTCTCGAGGGCGACTTTCAGCTTGCCGGCGGCATCAGCTTCCTTGTCGCGGGACTTGGCGACCGTGTCGGAGATCTTCTTAACTTGATCTGCCGCTGTCTTCGCCTCGTCGGCTAGTGCTTTAGCGTATGCGGAGCCAGTCTTCTTGCCGGCGGTGATCGCCTGCTTCTGAACGTTGTCAAAGAGCTTGCCAATACCCTTATTGACCCCATCGAACCTGACGGTGGCCGACACATACCCCGATGAAAGTTCAACAGCCATGTGTCACCTCCTAGTTTCCGAACAGGTTTCGCAGTTTCTTGTCGCGGCGCTCTTCGCTCGAAAGGCCTAGAAGCTCTTTGATCTTCGATAGAGGCGCCGCTTTGACCTTCAGGCCGGGCCGTGAATGCTGATCGCCCATATCCGGCCCGATCGGTACGGGGCGGTTCCGGTTACGGCTTCCGTCTTTGGTTTTCGCCCACACCAGCCACCGCAGAGCATTGGCGATAATTGCTAACAGGCGGGTATTTATGGTCCAGCCGGCGAATTTCGGGTTCCGGGCCTGCCACAACGCGCTTTTCTCGCCGGAGTGGTTGACGTATACCCATAGGTCTCGCCAGTTGAAGTCATCGGACGGGCAGTGCCTTAGGCGTAGCCCTTCTTTAATGAGGTCGTATTCCAGTGCGGTGCCATGCTTCTCGATGAGCTCGAGAAGCGCGACTATTCCCCCACGGTGACCTGACCGGCCTCCTGCCAGGCCGTGAAGAGGTCTTCAACCTCGGTTAGGGGCAGTTCGTCGAATACGGCGAGATCTTCGGCGGAAACAACACCCCATTCGATGATTTCCCACATGCCCTGTTCGGGATTCTTGCGGTTGCGCCGGATGACTCCAGACGGCACCGACCCGAAAGGCTTGAGATTGATGCTCTTTTCGGCACCGTCAATCTCCACAGTGTGGACATAGGGTGTTGCGTTTTTTGCAGCCATGAGCGCCCTTTCAGGGGGTTTGTGTGCAGCCGTAGCGCTTGGAGGGCGGCGGGGCCGCGCTCGGCTGCAGGGGAATTCGGCCCCGCCGCGTCTATTAGGAGCCCGCGATCCGTCCGTCGTCGGTGTACGTGGTCACGTACTCGCCAGTGGACGATTCGAAGACCTTCAGTTCCACCTCGTACTCGATGGTGTCCTTACTGGCCAAGGTCACATCACCAACGGAAATGACCTGGCCGTCTGCGACGCAGTTGCGGTACTTGGCGGACAACTCTGAGTCGATGGTGTCGAATACCCAAGTCTGGTGTGGCAGCTTCTTGCTGGTCTTACGCACCTTCACCTGGGTTCCGTGAGTCCCGTTAGCGGGCGTCACGGTGACGTTCGATGCCCCATAGATCGCCTTCAGCACATCGGCATTCAGCGATTCCAGGAGGACGAACTTGAACGAGTGGTTGTACTCGGTCTGCAGCACCTTGACGACGCGGCCACCCATGTCTTTCTTTTCATCGGTGGACCGTTCAGAGGTCTCAGTGATGCCGTCCTCGCCGACATACCCGAGGCCGACGAACGCGGCATCGAGTACTCCGTCGACACTGGTCGGGAGTGTGGTTCCAAGCGGGGCGACGAACGCGGCCCCAGCGGCAGACGGCTCTGCGGCATAAACGTTGCCGACTTCTTCAGCCATGATGTGCCCCTTTCAGAAGCAGATCGGTGCAGCCGAGCCTTTGAAAGGGTGTATTCAGTTGTTGATTCAGGGATTTGAACGCATAACTACATCGACGGTCATCACAAACCGCCGTGTCCCGCTTTCGATGTCATCGCGGCGGGCAGGTTCCCCGGCGATGTCGACGGCGTGTACCCCGCGGCCCTTGCCTGGGAGTTTGAGGACCCATTCACGCGCCTGCTCGATCAGGTTGTAGGCGTCGAGTTCGTCGGCGCTCCACGAGTAGACGAGCAGCCGACGTCGGGTGAGTACACGGGCTTTTGCGCCCGTGTATCCACTGGGTACCGGTGCCGAGTCGATGGTGATTAGCTGTGCCGGTCGGGTTTTCGGCACATCCGTGGACACCCGGACCGACATGTTCTCGTCCAGCCAAGTCTTGACGACTTGTGCGTGGTAGGCGAACATCAGCCAGCCTCACCAAAGTTGTGCAGCAGCGCATCGTGCTTGTGGTCGTATCGGATGGCTTCAGCCGTTGCGGCTATAGCCGTGGCCCGATAGTCGCGCTTGTCCAGTGGGTCATCGCCTTCAACCGAGACCCGGAACCCATCTTCGAGTCCAGCGTCTTGGTTGCAGGCGTCTGCGACTCGCTGCATCATCGGCACACATGCTTTTTCGACGATTTCCTTCGTCAATTCGCTCTGCGCCTTGCGGTTTAGCTTGAACTGAGCCACTATCCGGTCACCCGCTTCAGCTCGACGATGATTCCCGGTTTCCAGCCGTGGAACCCGCCGGTTTGATCGCGTTCGCCCACCACCTCGTAGGTTTTTCCGTTGATCCCGAATCGGGACATCAGATCAACGGTCATGGGTGGCATGGACAGATCGACTTCTGCGATGTCACGGGAAGTGTGGCCGTCAGTGTCTTCGACTCGGTGAGGTGCGTACGAGTACGCCTTCAAGGGCTCGGTGGAGCCGAAAACTGGGACATCGTTTCCCAGATCGTCCTGAGTCAAGCCCGTGCACGGGGTGTAGGTGACCGGGATGCGTGCCAGCGATTCGAAGGTCACAGCCGGTGGATGATCACGTTCGGGACGGGGTAGCGGTAGCTTCTCGCCTCCGCTAGTTCCTCGTCAGTGAACAGAGCGGTGTCGGATACCCAATCGGCAAGGTGCTGACGAAAATCGGCGCCCGCGGTGAGGTCTGTGGACATTGACTCGGGTGAGCCGGGTTGCACGGTGAGGTGTCGTGCAACGATCGCCGCTACCGCATCCACTGCGGCTTGTGGCGGATCATCCCTGGTGTATTCGACGACGAGGATCTCGCCCGTGGCGATGGGGCACCCGTTTCGGGTGACGTCCACATAGTCGCCTTCGATGACACCTTCAAGGGCGTGCCCGCACAGGTCGGTGACCGTGACGTTGTCTCCGGTGGGCGGATCAGGCAGATGTACCCGGCCTTCCACTGTGAGTGCACGTACGGTCACCGACCCTGCGGTCAAGGTTCGGCCGGCCTCCCGCTGAAACCTTCGAGACACCCTCTCCAACAGGCCCTCGACACGGGCCTGCTGGGAGGCGGTGAGCTCGTTCTCGTCTTCCAGCCCTAGGGCATGGGCGACGTCAGCGGGAGACGCCAGCACTAGCTGCCAGCCCGGTTGAAGACGAGCACGCCGGGGGCCTTGACGACCTTGCCGCCGTACACATGCAGGCCGCGGATACGGTCTGCGAACTTGTCCTGAGCGCGCATGCCCTCGACCTCGTCGATCTGGGACACGAACGCGGCGGCACGCTGGTGGAAGAACACAGCCTGCGGCGAGTCGGACTCGGGCAGGTTATTCGACGTCACCACGCGGAAGCCGAGCAGCTTGCCAACGGTGGCGTTGCGTAGACCAGCGGTGTCGCCGGACGAATCGAAGCTGGTGAGCTTCGAATCCGCACCGACGAGCAGAGCCTCGAACTCGGCGTTGACGACCGCGACCCGCAGGTCGTCGTCCGGAACGTTGGCCTTGTTCATAAGCTTGCGGGCGTCCTTGACGACGTTGAACGCACCATCGCCCGTGGTGGGGTTGGACGACCACGGCATTCCGGTGGCGTTGGCCACCAGCAGGTTCGCGATGAACAGGTCTGCATCGGCAGCCAGCGAGTCGCCAGCGGCATCGGTATACAGCGGCAGCAGGTTCTCGTTCGACTGCGCGTTGTCGATGTCATCGACGTAAAAGTCGAAGTTCTTCTCCTGATCGATCAGGATGTCGATTCCGGTGTCGCTGATGGCGTCCGCCGATGTGGTGCGGCCGGCAGTCTTGTAGTCCTTAACCGCGGGTGCGACCACACCGGGGATGTGGATGGTGCGGCCCTTACGGGCTTCACCTTCGTACTTGCGGTCAACGAGGGAGGCGAACACATTCTTGGCGGTGTAGCGCTCAAGGATGTAGGACGACCAGATTTCGGGGATGAAATGGGTAACAGCCATTTGACTGGCTCCTTCCTAGGCTTGCTTCCCCATCAGCTCGTCGAGCTGGCCACTTTCGCGGGCTTCTCGAATCGCCTTGGGGGACATGTTTTTGAGTTCGTCACGGGTCAATTGCTTGGGGCCGGTGACTTTCTTGTCTGAAGTGACTTCGGCTGCCGGCGCTGCTGCCGGTGCGGACTTCGACTTGATCGCTGCTTCGAGGCGCTCATTGAACCGTGCCTTCCACCGTTCGGCGGATTCGCGCATTTCCTCTTCGGTGCCGCCCTTGATGTCCTCGGGGTCGACTCCGGTGATTCGTGCGACCTCGGAACGCAGCCTTTCGGTGCGCTCAGTGGTCAGTTCGGTGCGGATCTTGTCGATTTCGGCCCGTGGGTCGAATTCTTTCTTGTCTCCGCCGCTCTTCTCGAGAAGCTCCCGCCACTTGGTGGCGTCGTCGTAGTTTTCCTTCGCGCGCTTTTCCCAGCGTCGTTCCTCGACTCGGGTGGCACGGAGTTTTTCCAGTTCTTGCCGTTCCTCGGCCGTCAAACCATCTGACTTGGCTTCGGATTTCGGCGCCTTGGTGGCGTCAACGGTTCCTTCTGGTTCGCCCGGTTCCGTTACGGCTCCCGGCATGTCATTCGGGGTCACATAAGACATGTGAGTTTCCTTTGCGTTTCGCATTGGTGGCGCCCGTACGGGCGAACCCCCTAGTGGGGGAAGTCTTGTGGGTTAGGCGCGGCGTTGACAGCCGGGGGCGTTAGTGCGGCCTCTTTGGCCCGATCCTTTTCGTCTTGCTTGATCTGGTCGGGTGAGTATTTGAGGATGTTTCGAGCGATTGAGCCCCAGGATTCCCCTGCTGCCGCCGCTTGTGCTGCAGCAGAGTACTTCTCGGAGAGGGTCACGCGGGCCGGTGCCTCGAATGACACTTCGACGTTGCCGATCTTCTCTACGCCTTCGGTCTCCAGCGCCTTGACGAGGATGGCTTCGAGGCCGAGTTTCACTACCGCGAGGCATGCTTCACATTTGAAGATGAAGCCCTTTTCGGTGTTCATGGCGCCTTCCGCCGACTGATTTGCGCTGTCGGGCATCAGCATGGGGAGGGGGGTTTTTGTGGCTGCTGAGAGCTGACGGATGTCTTCTTTTGAGGCGGCCAGCATGGGGCTTGCATCGGTTGTGTCCGATTCCCAGATGTCGACGCCTGGCGGTAGGTCCCACAGTGCGCCGGGGGCCGGTTCGAAGATGGCTGCGTAGTCGATGGCGTTGCCGTTTTCATCGATCGCCGGTAGGGGCTTGTCGCCTTCCTTCTTTAGGGCGCGCTGACGGAATGCTTGCATCGCCATTGTGGACAAGCGCTGTAGGACACCCGAGTTGATGCGGTTGATGAGATCTATGTGAGTCTCAAAAACGCCCGCACCGCCGGGGTTGGTGTACACAACCGCAGGTGGAGCGCCGTCTGTTTCAATCAGGTCGGTTTCAGGGTCCCATCCACCAGAGATCCTGGTCATGAGGCGCTTAGAGTTGTTGATGTTCTGCACGTAGCACGGGCGTGAGAACTTTTGGCGCGCGCCGTTCACCCAAACGAACGCGAAGTCTTTCTCTTCATCGATGTCGCGCCAGTACCGGATAGCGGCCCGCACCCGCCAAGGCTGCAACGGATCCACGGCGGCATACATGGTTTCGGGAGAATCCGCGGTGATTATCGCCCGTCCGTCATTTCCCTGCCAGCAAGTCAGGTATGAATCTCGGAATGTCAGTCCGTAGTCAAGCCACTGCCGCACAACGGCATCCATGCGGTTATCGCGGTAGATGCGTTGCGCCTGCTTAGCGACCTCCGAGTCCGCGGACCCGTCGACTGTGATTCCGTTTGGCACTATGCGATCGGACACCGAGTCGCGAATCAGCATGCCCCAGTTGGTGCGGGACATCTTCTGGAACGACTTCCAGGACGCCTTGGTGTTCTTCGACTGCTCAGGCAGGGGTGCGTCACCCGAAACGTAGCGGTCCAGTAGTCGCACGCGCGGCATGTTGTCGTCGATACGCTTAGTGAGGATGGGGAGCCATTCTTCTGGTGTAGACGCCATGTGACCCCCTTCTATCGTCAGTAGATGCGCCTCGGCACATAAGATTTCGGTCTCGGTTGCGCCCCGGATCGTCGTGCGTCAACGCAGGCCGTCCAGGACAGGACCGCGGACATTGCGGCATCAAACTTGTCCTCTAGCCGCCCGTCCTGTTTCTGCAGGATCCATAGCGGCGCCCCTTGATCGTCAAGGAGTTTGAGCTCGTGCCTGCCGGCGTTTCCCATGTGCCGTATCAGCGTTTTCCGCCAGGCGTTTTCGCCGTAGGTGACAATCCCGGAGTCGATGGCCTCGACATATGCTCTGACTGCGGCGGCCATTGGGGTTTTGCGTTGCGTGTACCACTCCACGACCTGATCGGGGAAGCGGGCGGCCCAGGAGGCGACGGTTTCCGTCCAGTGGGGCGGGTCGCAGTACATGCGCCACACCTCGAACCGGGACATCATGTCGGTGACAAGGTCGGTGACTTCACTCTCCGGAATTTCCCAGTCCTCAACATTTTCGGGTCGCTCCCAGCAGCCCAAAAGCATCTGCCGGCCGGTCTCGATATCCGTGATGGTCAGTGCGGTGGCATCCCGGAAACGTGCGCCGTCGAATCCCGCCGTCACAAACGCGCCGTCAGGTATCGGCCCCCACGGCTTGCCCTCATCTTCGAATCGGAGGGCTTCGACCTTGTTCATATCGAACGCCTGGTAGCCGGATTTACGCCACCGGTTCAGCCAAACCCGTTCCCAATAGGCTTTGTCGATGCCTTTGCGGTCGTAGTCTTTTGCGATCCGCTCGAACTGGCCTACGCCCCACTCCCCTACGGGACCGGTGGCGTCGGCGACCGCGGCGATCCGGTTCTCTACCGTGGATAGGTCGCGGTGCTCGTCACCGGCCCAGCGTCGGAAGAAGAACAGGCTGGGGTCGTCGACCTCGCCCTTGTCGATGGCTTCCGCTTCGGCGAGAACATCTTCTTCGATACTGTTCTGACCCGGCTGCCCAGCTGTAGAGGTGTACAGCGTCCACGGATCCTCAAGGGGTCGCTTCGGCATGTTCTGCAGCATCGTTTCGTGCGCATCCCGCATCCGCTGCATGAACAGCCGGTGGGGTTCATCGAAGTGCTGAAAGGTGGTTCGGGCACCATCCCGGGATCCGGGGGCGTTGGATACCGCGACGACGAAGCCGTCTTCGGTTCCGTTCCAGCCCTTTCGGATAATTTTCTCTTTGGTGATGACGAACAGCTCCGCGTCGGGGCCGTTCTCGAGCACGTACTTGAGCACGCCGTATGCGAGCTCTTCCACCTGCTCTTCAGTGACCGCCATCATCGGGATGACCGGCGACTCCACTGGCCGGCCAACCGGATTCCCCGAGGCGTCGAAGCCGTCGCAACGAACCGGCGCTTCGGGATGAAGTTCACATCCTGCGATCCAGGCGGCGAGCTCGGTTTTCGCTAAGCCCTTACGGACCTCAATAGCGCCGCGCTGAAACCTGCGCCGGCCCTGCAGACGATGGCCCCGCGGGTATATCTCGTAGAGGCGGTAGATGATGCCGCGCTTCTCGTCATCTAGCCGCGCTGGCTGCCCGGACAGGGATCCGGGCCCGAACACCATCCGCTCTTCAATGAACTGGCAGACCTGCGCCCCCAGTGTTGGGTAGGACAGGTCGAGCGGCGGAACAATCAGAACCGCCATCGCGGAACTACTGCACTAGCTTGAGCCGCGGATCGGAGTCGGGTTCAGGCTGCGGGACTGGGGCGGGCACGCCGCGGCGCTTTTGCCCCTTAGCCTTCGAATCCTCCGACTGCTCGATCTGCCATTCCAGCCGGCGCCGAGCCATCGGGTTCGTGCCATAATCGACATCCGCCTTCTCGAGGCGTACTTGAATCTCGGCACGCTCCTTGGCGGTATCTGCCAGCCAAAAGTCGTTGTACAGCATCGCCACACGCAACAAACCGTTGATGTCAGACTCCGCATACTCGGGGGCCATCGGCGACGACCAAATATCGGCCCACCAACGCTTCGTCATCGAATGCCACGCGATATCACTCGGCAGCTCGGGCGCCTCAATGTCATGATCCGCGGACAAAACAGCCCTGGTAGTCGTCTTATTGCGCCGTGCAACAAGACTCGGATCCTTCTTGGTGGGTCCAGGCATCATCAACCTCCCGTTTCGGGACTGGGGCGCCCCGTTTCGGGGCCGAAAAAGCTGGGAAACCCGTACAGACCGAAATCAGAGCGTCTGGCCGTGGATTCGCGTGCTAGGGGGTGGGGGGTGTACCCCAGGGGGCCTGTTGTCGGGGCCTGACAGTGTGTCCTGCGGCTTGGTGGCCTTCGTCTGAGCTCTTCTTGTCACTGCAGGGTCGGCAGGCTGCTTGGCCGTTGTGTGGATCGTGCTCTGCGCCGCCGAGTTTGACGGCTTGGATGTGGTCGGCGATGGTGGCTTTGCCTAGGCATCCTGGGTATCGGATCTTGCATCGCCAGTGGTCGCGGTCGAGTACGGTCTTGCGCCACGCTATGTGTCGTGGGTCTTTGGTTCGTGGGTTGCCTTTGCCCCATCGACTGACCTTGTGTTGAGGACAGCGGGTGTCGCCGCCGTAGGCGAGTGTGGTGCAGTCCTTATAGGAGCAGACCTTAGGGGCGCGGGGCATGGCCATCTCTGGACAGCTGTAGACGTGCCCGCTTCTGCTGCTCCTCGATGGTGGTGCTGCTGACTGGGCCATTGAAGTTGATGGAATGGTCCACGTGTTGGCCTGTGCCTGGTTCTCCGTTTGGTATCCAGGCGTAGTCCCATTCACGGTAGGAAGCGATGTTGGTTTCGCCGTTGAAGACGTGCAGCACGTTGGTGGGACTGGATAGGTAGTGCGTGCCTGATGGGTGTACGTATTCCTTGCCCCGTGAGCAGACTAGGACGGGCATCAGCAGTACTCCAGTTCTACAGTGGGGCCGACCCATTGAGTGCGTGTGCCTGTGCGGTGGGCTTTGCGTGGGGCGTTACGTGTGGGGCGCTTAGAGATCAGGGTGTCTGAGTCTTCGTGGTCTACCAGTGATGGCCACGTGTAGGCGATGCGGTGTCCGCGGTGTCTTGCCCATGTGGTGATGGCGTCGTCTATGGGCATCTCGGGTAGGCCCTCGAGGAGACCGGGGACGAGGTGTGTGCGGATGCAGTAGCCCACTGCGTGCAGGAGGTGCTCGGATACCAGCCAGGGTGAATCTGTTTGGTCGGCTTGTGTGGTGGCGCGCTGTATGCCGCGCTGCCATAGACGTGGATAGTTGGTCCCCAGGTATAGGGACACGATGTCGCAAGGGGCCGCAGTGAGTGCTGCTTCGAGCTGTGTGCGGAATCCGTCCACGGGTTGGGCGTCATCCTCAAGCACCACAACCCACTCAGTAGGGCTGGTGGATAGCCACTCAAGTACATGGCGGTGATTGCCGTTGCAGCCCTTAGATCCATTGTCCAAAGACAGGAACGCTGCACCAACAGATTCCATCAGATCATGGGCAGAAGCGGCACGCGTGCTATGGGCGACTATGCCTACTCGGTAAGACACTACTCAGAGGGGTAGGCGCTCAACCGAAGACAAGCGCAGCGTGGTGGCGCTGGTGGCGGCGGCGAACCGGAACGGTTCGATGCGCTGGCTAGTCTTGCGGTTGTAGACCACGTTCGTGAAGTCCACCCGATAGGTGAGCTCGGGCAGTGGCCCGATGGCTTCGGTGTTGGCCAGCAGCTTCACACCCGGTGTGGAGTCAAGGGTTTTGAGGATGCCGTCTTCCTCGATACGTCCAATGATCGGCTCCAGCCGCACAGTGGTCGGCACATCAGAGATGTTGGCCAGCACCTCCCTCACCGAGGGGGTGAAGGTGACAGTGCCGGAGATCATCTTCAGATCAGGCTCATTACCGGCATCGGACCCGTCAGAGACGATGGCCTGATAGGTGTCGGCGACGGTGAAGTACACGAAGGCTGCCATTAACCGTTCTCCCTTCGCATCTCATCAGCGAGGTCTTCTAAATGTTTGTGTTCATCAGCGAGTGCTTTAGCGCGATCACCGACAGGATCAAAAGGCGGGGTGCGCCACCCACAGGAGCAGGCGCCACCCTTACGGACCTTCCCGCCAGGGAAGGCCATCTCAAATGTTCCGACTATGTGCGAGTTCACCCACTGCTCCAGGGTGTACTGGGTTCCATCGGGGCCGGTGATTACATGCTCAGCCATCACACACCCCCTGCAGTGAGTTCACGGATACGTTCAGGCGTGGTGGCCTGCCGGTACAGCTGGTAGCGGGCCTTGTTGCGTTCCGTTGCGGCACGATCAGCCGCGGTGAGGTGATCACCGCTAGCTCCGGGCAGGTGGTACAGGTGGTAGCCCGGCCCGTCGATGAAGCGGGTTGGGCCGCAGCACACCTCAAACGCCCGGCACATCGCGTCATCGTCATACCAAGCACCCTCAAACGACTCGTCGTATTGGCCGATGAGCTCGAGGGATTCCCTGGAGACGACGTTCACGGCGCCGATCGACTGCCGCTCACCGCGAACCTGATCGGCCCGTGCCTCATGTGGCGCCAACGTGTAGTCGCGGACCCATGCTGAGTCTTTCTCGGTGATGGCCATGAAACGCGAGAACGGTACGACCAGGCCAGGGGCAGAGACAGCCTGGTCGCATGCTTGGAGAATCTGATCTGCGTCCACGAACAGATCAGATTCGCTGTACACCAGCACATCAGCGTCGGTATATGACGCGCCACGGTTGTATGCGGCGGAGCGGTTGAACGACTCGTAGCCGCAGCGGCCATCGTCAATGACGGTGACGGTCGCGCCCTGGGTAATGCGGAAGTCTTTCCAATGCTCAAGTACACGAATAAGGTTGGCGGCCCGGTTCGGATCCTTGCCGCGGTCCCTAAAGGGGATGATGACCGCTACACGATACGGATTGCCCACTGCTCCGGCCCCTTGCCTACGACGGTCCAGCCGATCCTGTTGCGACCAGCCCATTCCCGGAATGCTCGCTGCTCGTGCTCTACGCACCGATCGAATCCGTGGTACTCGTCGAATACCAGATAGGCGCCAGGAATGATGTGTTGCTCAACGGATTCAAGGATCGTCATCGTTGAGCTGTAGAGGTCGGCGTCTATGTGCCACAACCCGACAGGACCTAGTGCGGCGAAGTTGAATGCGGGGAGAGTGTTTTGGAACCATCCCTGAACTAGAGTGGCGTTCTCCACGTCGGGTGGTGGGCAGGCGAAGTGGCCCTTGTCGAACCGGCCAGGTTCCCAATCCTCGGGTAGCCCCTGCCAGGAGTCGAATCCCCAAACGGGCATGCGGGCGGCGATACGCCGCAGGCTGCCGCCTTCACCTACCCCAAACTCCACCGCGACACCGAATGGATGCAGGCCTAGAACGTGATCAAGGGTGCCCTCGTAGGTGTCCGAAAGTGTCGGACCGAGGGAGAAGTCCTGAACCCCTTCACCCTCCCTGTAGGGAAAGTGTGGCCATGTCGGCCATCTACGTCCCCATCGGTGTCCGTTTGCCTCACACAGTCTTCGGCGTTCGTACACGTCAAACCTCGAGGAACCGATGGTGTTGCCTTCCGACTTGTCTCGCGAGTAGAGCAGTCGGTGCGATCCGCGAACATCAGCGAAAGGCCATGAAGTGAGCTTTGATTCGTGGATTCGGTGTGACCAGTCCACATGTTCCCCACCATGAGCCCCGTAGCTGGTGTCCATGCCGCCAACGACATCTATCACGCGGCGTTCGACATACAGAAGCACTCCGCGGGGGAATCCGATGGCGAAATGGTTTTCGTCCTGGTATGTGACGCAGTGCCTTCCACGGCTAGGCCACTGAAACGACAGATGCGGCTCCGGCGAGTCGACGTAGGGCTTCCACCACTTATCCGCGGTAGCCCACACATCATCATCGGCCAGAAACAGATGCTCGCAACCCAGATCTACGAGCTCGGAGATGCAGCGGTTCTTCGCCATCGCAATCCCCTTGGGAAACGGATGACGAACCACTTTCACCTGGTGTTGCCGGTCGAGCGGAATGCCCCGCCAACCCTCCAAGCACAAAGGCTCGTCGCTTCCGTCATCCACAACCACGATCGGAACATCAGCCGGCGTGTGCTCAATCCAGTGCGCCAACGCGTTCAGGAGGACGTCACGCCGGTTATGGGTGGTGATCGCTAGGCCAAGCACTAATCCTCCACGTCACAGTGGGGACACGAGTCGTACTGCAGTCGTCTACCGCAGTACTCGCAGTGCTGCACGGACATTTCTGTTTGTTCCATCCCTGCTAGTCGGGGGTAAGGCCTAAGATCCGCCAATGATCAAGATCGCAGCTGCAGCCGCCGTAGTGGCGAGCATTGTGTTTGCGCCCGCGGCGTACGCGGATGATGACGCCTACCTGGACGAACTATCCGGGCAGGGCTTTCAAGTGATGTGGCAGTCCCGGCCGTTCCTACTGGCCGCCGGGAACGGCATGTGTAACGACCTACGTAACGGGGAAACCCCTGAGCAAGTCGCGTCACACTCCAACTACCCGAACGCGACACCGGCCAACCTATTGGCCATGGCACGATCAGCTAAACGGAACCTTTGCCCCTAGATTCCCTGTCGAGTAGATCGTTGATGCGCTTCGACAACACAAGGATTTCCTTCTCATCCCCAACCCTGCGGGCACAGCGGAGACGTATAAGGGCGTCCTCTATGTCACGCTGGTTTTGGGTTAGGGGTATACCCATGACAGCTTGTCGTCCATGAGCAGAAGGTACGGATGGAAGAAGATGCCGGGGCTCAGCTCCGGGTATTCACCCAACGGTTGGTCATCAAGCATTTGATTACCTCCCAAAGGGATTTGGCTACGGACTACTCATCGATGAGATGGCCTAGACCTTGGCTTCTAAGCATCGCGTCGTAGCGGGCGATCGCCTGCTCTTGGTCGTATTCCTCTTATGCCGCCAGGCATTAGCAGCCACCGCAGGGGCACGTCCTGGTGAACCGCCTTGCGGATGACGATAATCATGACCACTAAGACAAGAGCTGTGATGACGATGGGCAGGGCTATTTCCATACCTCAATTATCCCGTGTTTCAACGGGATCAGCGGTGTTTAGGCCGGTGGATTCCGCACCTCATCCATCGAGGCGGGACCGAACATCTGGCGGCGTTCCGTGGACTCAACACTCCCCGACCGCTTCTCGGCCATCTGCTGAACATAGACACGTTCATACGTTGCGATAGCGGAACGGAGTTCCTCGTCCGTTACCTGAGATTCATTGAAGGACAGACCGATCTCACGGGCTCTGTCGATGGAGGCTTGGGATGGTTCAGTCACTACTCCCCCAAGGTCCAGGGCAATGATGGTGTGCCACATGCCGACCATCGTCGTTGACGATCCACTGCCCAGGGTTAAATGGCCCACTACAGCGAGGGCACGACCCAAGGTTGGCGGCTTCTAATGATTCCCAGCCGCCACCCAACCAAGCTCTGTCGGTCAACTCTTGACGTTCAGTCATTGGCCGCGCTTTCCCGCTAGTTCCTCGGTTGAAAATACGAGGGGCGCTAGCTGCTCCCAAAGCGCCTCGGGCATTTGATGTCGCCATACCTCGACGACCTTCTTGATCGGTCGGAGGACTTGCTGAGCGGCGACAACCATTTCGCCAAATGTGTCCGGCTGTTTCAGGTCTGGCTCCCAGCTGTCCACGTATCGCGCTGCCTCGTATGCTGGATCACTCATCCCTCAATTATCCCCCGCTACAGCTCATGTCGCGGTGTCTGGGCGTTCTGTTCGCGCCCTTCGCGCCTTGACTTCTCGCCACACCTTTTCGGGGTTCAGCTTCACGCCCGCCCGCTCGGACAGGTCGGCGGCGAACGCGAACACCGAGGCGCGGAGTTCCTCTTCACTCATCGGTTTTGAATCGTCGCTCATCCCTTAATTATCCCCCCAGTTCACGGGAAATGGCGGGGTCTAGCGAGGTTCTTCAGGTGGAGGGCCGCGGTGGCCGATCATGTGGAAGTACACGTCCGGCCCCATCTGCTCCATGCACCAGAGCTGATGGTCACGGCGCATCTGGTCCCAGCCTTCGCGCATCTCAGCGCCCATCCGCTGCAGATCGGACAGGGTGTATCCGCGTCCATGATTGGGATTACACGGGGCGCAGAAGTAGGTGGTTACTCCATGCTCGTAATGCATGGCCATGCCGACTTTCATCGACAGTTGGTCACCACACTTCGCGCACCTGTCCATCTACCCATTATCCCACCCGCCGCAGACAATCTGCGGGGTCTAACGGCGGAAGATCTTGCCGATGATGTCGAGCGGGTTGGCCGCTTCGACTACTTCCCGGATCTCGTTTCCGAGTTGCCCTAGTTCAGCTTCGGCGCTACCGGCGATACGGTCAGCGGTGGTCTGAACTACACCGACAGCACGGTCCCCTACTGATGCTGCGATCTTTAGTAGACCGTCAACGAGGTTGGGGACGGTGTCGTCGGGGATCTTCTTGTCCGCGATGCGCTCGATCACCCCGGCAAGGAGTGGGGCTGGCTAGGGCTGCGAAGAGTTTGTCGAGCATGGTGGCACCTGTTCTGTCCAGCTTGTTGGGTCGTTCTCGGGATCCACCCGACACCCAGGAGAGCAGGGGGCGTAGCGGATACGCCCACAGGGGATGCAGCAGCGGACACGGGTTAGAGGCATTGGAGAACCTCCGTCTGGGCATAGAAAAACCCCCGGCCGAAATGAACGGTCGGGGGTTTGGGAAGTATGAACTGACGCATAGAAAGCGCTTGGCGTCAGCTTAGCAGTTAGGTCGCACCTTTTGTTGTCAAGTCCGGCGCGGCGTGTCACCCTCCCTTAGGTATGAGAGAGCTATGTCTATCCCATATGCCCTGCCTAGTAGCTCCATGTGGTCGCTGTACTCCATGCCTGCACACGGGAATTTACGGGCAGAATCAAGGAAGTCAACTTTTCGCATCTCCAGCCGTTCTATTACTGCATTGATGTCAGTCATCATTTCTCCTACGCCAGTACCGGTATGCGGTCTAGGTCGTCGTGCTCAGCGTCCTTGACGGCCTCCGCGTCGTAGCGGGCCTGCAGGTTGACCCAGAACATCTCCGAGGTACCGAGGGCGCGGGATAGACGTAGCGCGGTCTCAACAGTGACAGCGCGCTTGCCCTTGAGGATCTCGCCGATGCGGGTCTGCGGGACACGCATAGCCTTGGCTAGAGCGTATGGGGTGATACCGAGGGGGTCTAGGAACTCGGTTGCCAGGATCTCCCCTGGGTGGATAGGTGCGAAACCGGACATCAGTCGTCCTTAAGTACTAGAAGTGGGATCAAGTGATCAAGTTAGTTTGGGGTTAAGTGGTCAGTGGTAGTCGCAGATCTCAACGTCATCGGCTCCGTTGTCCTTCCATACGAAGCAGATTCGGTATTGGTCGTTGATGCGGATGCTGTACTGCCCCTCCCGATCTGCGACCAGCTTCTCTAGCCGGTTCCCCGGTGGGATGCGCAGGTCGTTGATCTCGGTTGAGGCGTCGATGAGTAGCAGTTTCTTGTAGGCGGCTCTGGATAGTTCTGGTCCGATCTTCTTGACGAAGGTTCGTCCCCACACCTTGCGGGTGTCTTCGTCTTTGAATGACCGGATCATGTCACCTATACTAACGCATGTCGGTACTAACGTCAAGTGGTATGGTCCGGGTATGTGACACCAGGTCGCCGCTGCCGCAGCTTCGCCAAACCTTGATCGACCTGCTCTTGAGTGACCTTCCGGGCGCGCGGGAACATGCGGTGAAACTCGCCAACGGTCAAGTCCCCCATGTCCGTATCGGACTCAATATTCATAGCACAGTCGTTCTCGACGCTGACGTTCCAGAACGGGTAGTACATGCCGGGTGCGTAGTACCAATCACTTATTGCCACTGACACCCCTCGGGGCACACCGATCCGATTCGGTGAAAATCTCTCCACAGTCGCGGCATTCCCACTTGCCTAGATGGGCGCTTCTCTCATTCAGGAATCGAGTGGCATTGAGATGCTGACACATCACTTGATCGCCATGTCATCCGCGATCGCTTGGGCCAAGTGGTCGGCGTGCCCAGGGTTTCCGTACCACTGACCCGACCACTTGCCGCAAGAGCATCTGCAGTCACCGCCCGTGAGAACGCCGCCTTCATCCTCACGAACCATCGGCTCGTGATTGCGCATGCATCGCCTAATCCGCTTAGCTGGCGCAACCCCCCTAGCGTTAGTCACACCCTCGACCTGCCTGAATTCCGCCAATACGTCGGCCACGCGTGGATCGCTTACCAGCTGGCGCACGCGGGGCGGTATTGCCAGATCCTCTGCGTCTCTGCCTAATCCAACCAGCTCGGCAATATCAGCCAGTTGATCACCTAGGGTGATCGCAACGGTCGCCATCATGTCGCACCGTTCGGCGAGTTCCAACACGCCCAAGCCTTGTAGCCTGGCCATCCGTTCTTCGCGGGGTCGAACATTACTCATAGCCGATTCACTCTCATTGGGTTACCACACAATCAAGATGCCGAAGATGACGAGTGTGTGCACCGTATCGTTGGCCCGGCCCAAATCATCGGCGTAGTCGATAGCTTGGCGGAACAGACCGTGCGTCGTCTTCTGGTACTTGATCCGAACATGATCACTCATGCCCTATTCATCCTCCGCGTCAACAGCTTTGCGGATCTCGGTGGCAACATGGTCGTCGTGCTCGAATTGTGCTTCATCCTTAGCGGAGCCCTCATAGAAGTAGCCACTGGACCACTTGCAGTCGCAGTGCGACTCCCAAGCGTCGGGCCCCACGCATGAGACTTCACCCCGGTGCTCGCGAATGACATCAGCAACGATTTCTGTGTCCAAACCGACTACGCTCATACCTCAATTATCCTCCGGTTTAATGGAATTGGCGGGGTCTAGCCCGCCTTCTTGTCTTGATCTGATTCCTTACGGTGGTGGGCATCGAGCACATCCCCTAACCGGAAGAACTTCACGTCCCCATCCACCGCACACGGTCGTAGCTTCTGGTTCCGGGTCAGTGTCTCTACTCGTCTTTTGTTCAATCCCTTGCCGATAGCGCCCATCTTGTTGGCCAGCTTCTCCACCTGACCGGCTGTCACCACCACACGGTTCGCTTCATGTACTCGGGCTCGGTCGATCAGTATGTCGTCGTCGGCTGGGATGTCGATCTGTCGCCAGCACTCATCTATCGCGGCCTTGATGTCTTCGTAGGCTTCTTCTGAACCCTCAGTGAGGGCTAGCGCGATCATGTTGATACGCAGCCACTTAGCAAGGGTGATGATGTCGTTGCCCTTGTCCCACACGATCGCTCGCTGCTCACACACCAACCGCACCCACGTTGACAGGCAGTTGTGCAGCTTATGTGCGGCTTCTTCTGCGCCGAGATGCATGGGTACTTGAGACTCAGGTTTACACCTTCGGGACTTACTCAACCCCGGCCGCTGCACCCTGGCCTGTCGGGTGAGGGTAATGGACAGTTCCCCGATCATGCGAGGGATGCTGGCCAGCTCGTCACGGAGCTTGATCTGTGAACCACGGTCTAAGAAGTAGGCATCAGCGACGCTCACAAGGCTTCTCCGTTCGACGGTGGATCGTTCTCTGCCATATAGCGTTCCCAGGCGAGACGGCGAGTATGAGCGGCATGGTGGGCGTTCGCTGCAGCGATAGCATCAGCTACGCTGTCCCCGAGGTAAACCTCCTCGGGGAGTTTCCAGCCGGAACCGAAAAGCACCTGCCAGGAATCGGCGCCGTATTTGAAAAGCACATACGCGCCGCCCTCAACTTCAGCGCGGCAGCCGTTCTTTGGGACGCGTACGTCTGGATCGTGGTCCCATTGCAGCGGTGTAGCGCTCAACTCACACAACCTTCGTCAGGAGTGGCAGCGATGGCGGCACGTATCCGTCGCATCTTCTCTAACCCTTGATGAACTTGCTCTTGGGTGACCTTGCGGGAGCGGGGAAACATGCGGCGAAACTCATCAACCGTCAAGTTGCCCATATCCGTATCGGCCTCAACGTTCATGGCACAGTCGTTTTCGACACTGACGTTCCAGAACGGATATTCCATGCCGGGTGCGTAGTACCAATCGCTCAACTCTCAACCTCCGTGGATTGCCCTACTACTTCAATTATCGCGGGTTTCAACAGGATCAGCGGTGTCTACCGGCACTGCCTCTCCACCGGTAGAACCATCAGCGGCAGCGCGGTCAGTGATGCACCGCGAAGCTGCCAGCCACCATGTGCCGACAAGCCAGGCGTCCTCCGGTGAAACACCGTCGGTTTGGTCGTAGACCACGCCGTCTTCTGTACAGGCGAATACGCCCCACTCCGTCAACCGCTTGTTGGCGTTGTTGTATCCGTACCCATGCGGCTCGCGGTAGGCCGGTTCTGGCAGCTCTACTAGCGCAATGCGTTTGGCCTTGAGGGCGTCAAGTACGTGATCCACCGGATTCCGCACATACGAGCACTCAATATCATCCAGAGCGGCTGCCAGTACTTCTCGTGCGCTCACCAGATGTTCCCCGCTTCCTCTTCTGCTGTTGCTGGCCTTGTAATCGTGTAACCGGATTCCTTGAGTGAATCTAGGACGGCCAGCACGACAGCTGGCATGGCTCCGGGATACACCGCACCGGGCCAACGACGCTCCAGGTCCTCAAGTGCGGCAACGGCGAATGTAGGCACTGACCGGCCATCCGCGATGGTGATACGGGTATCGTCGCTCACTTTGTCTCTCCGTCGTTACGTGTTGCCAGTTCCTCAGAGGAGTAGATGAACGGAGCCAACTCAGCAATGACGTAGTCAACACCTTCCCCGAACATCGGGTTGTCAGTGGGGATGTCCGTCTGCAATTCTCGAATCTTCTCCCGTATCGGTTTCAAAGCCTCACGGGCAGCGGCGACATATCCCGCGCCCAGACCGTCGTGCCCACTAGACGGGTTGAACCCACCCAAACCGTGACGCTGTCGCCACGCCCGTTGTGCGGCTTCGATTGCGGGATCGCTCATATGAAGTCCTCGGGAAACTCAAGCGCATCGCTCAAACCAATCCTGCCAGCCTGATCACGTGGCTCTGCCGGTAGCGCAGCCGGATTGGGGCAGGCGATACCGCCTAGCTGGTGCATCCACCTCATGCCATAGCGTCCGAGGACGAGGCTTATGTTTCCGCCACACCAGCGGCACGGTTCGTACTCGCTCACTGTTTGTCCCCTGTCTCTACTTGCAGAGCGGCGGGGAAGAACCCGACTTCATCGAGGGCCTTGACTACCTCCCTAACCACTGGCTCCCACTCGTCGCCCGTGTTCCCTGCGAACTCGAAAGGGCTACCCAGCCAGTGGGTTAGAAAATCCGCCGCATCCTCGACCGTCCCTGCGCTCATTTCCCGCTCTCCTCTACTTGCAGTGCATCCCGACGTTTGGACTCTGACCAGCCACCCTCCTTGGGGCTTACGCAGCCTGAACAGTCCTTGTCGCAGTAGATTTCAGAGTGCAGCCCGGTACGAATGGTTTGGCGCAACTCAGCCTCTAGTCGCTCTACTTCATGTGGCGCTTGGTCTCGTTCCTCCATTACCTTCATGGAGTCTTTGACGGTGCCCTGCCACAATGATTTCCAGTGGTCTACGGCTGGCTCCAGGAACTCAACAGCCTCGATGAGTTCGGGAACCAACTGCCTCGATGCGGCTATGAAGGCTGCGTTTGACCGCAGCAGATCGACGGCTACCGAGTAGCCCCATCCGTGTTCGGTGCGCTCAGTTTCGCTAACTACCGAAGACTCCTCGTCGTAGTCAGACAGGATCGCCAGCCACGGCCCCTCCGTCACGCCTTCTAGGGATGCTCTAGCCCTATCAAGTAACTCGCTCATGACGCTTTCCTTTCGTTTCCCCACTTACGCCTGTCCCGCAACGACAGCTCCCCGTAGATTCCGTGTTGGTCGTGGACGTCGATCGCGTATTGCAGGCACTGGGCTTTCACGGGGCATCCGTGGCAGATCGCTTTCGCTAGTTGGCATTCACGGCTGCCGCCTTGCTCCGGGAACCACCACGAGGTTGGGAGACCGCGGCACGCCGCCCTGTCCTGCCACGACAGGCTGGCCGTTAAACCGTTGAGACAGCCAAGGATGTCGGCTACGACGCTTCCGCCGGCTATCCAGTCAGTGGGGCTTGAGTGGGGCATCAGCTGGCCCGTCTCATCGCGGCCCGTTCGTGGGCGGTGACGCCACCAAAAATTCCGTACTCTTCGCCGGTCCTGAATGCGAAGTCCAAACACTCGGCAGCGACAGGGCATTGAGCGCAGATCGCTTTCGCAGCTTTGGCCATCGTCTTGCCGGGTCCTCCTACGGTGGGGTAGAAGATTTCGGGATCCGTTTCAGGACAGAGAGCTTTCTGTGTCCATGATTCGTGGTTGATGGTCCAGACGTCGGCGCTGCCGTCGATGATCCTTGGTCCGGGGTGAATGTTGCGCATCAGCGCCTCCATCGTGATTGGTGTGGCCACTTCTTTACGACGCCTCGCGTGTCACGGCAGTCGACCTTTTCGGGGACGCCGCACTCTGGACAAACGATCATGTCCGCGCCGGTAACTGTGTAGGCGGTGGGTCTTTCGCGGCTTCCGGTGTCTTGGTAGTCAGTCACGGCTGCATCCCTTGGTTTTTCACCAGATGCTCGTTACAGACTGGGTAGAAGCTGCGGTCGTCATCCATGGCGTATCCGACGGCAGGCCTCTCGCAAGGTGCGTACTCGCCGCGCCGAACAACCTCTTCGTGGCACGTGACCGGCTTGTATTCCCGCGTCCACATACGAGACTTGTCGCTCATTCGGTCACCGTTCCGCTAGATACCCAACGCATCTCGGGATATACCGAACCTGGCTCCCGCGTGAGTCCCCCTAGGGCTTTATCTATCTCAGCGGCAACGTGTTGGGCATGGCATCCCCTGTCATACGAGTAGTAGGGGTTGTCCTGAGCTGTGTCATGTCCACATTCGCAGCAGCCATCAACTTGCGATCCGGTCACGTAGTTCCAACTGTGCCTGAGAACCACTTCCGCCATGAGCTTCTGTGCCTCGCTCATCGATCTACCTCCTCACGGTGAATCTCGCAGTCGGGATTCCATTCAGCCTCGTAATACGCCGGGATGTGCGGCTCACCCGGAATGCGCACACGTGTTGTGTGGCAAGCACATCCCTTGCAGACGTGGGTCATGTAATGGGTGTTCGGGGCACCGCACCAGGGGCAATCACTCATCGTCCACCGCCGTGGCAGCGAAGCCAGTCATCTCCATCGACTGCGTACCCGCCCGAGCAGAGCCCGTCATCACTGGCGGGGCAATTCCGTTGTAGGTCTTCACATAACTCGAAGGGACCAGCTGCTCGTGCTTGCTCAAGCGTGATTGCATCTACGAGTTCGCTCATCGCTCTAGCTCCTCACTCGTGAAAATCAGTGGGGCTATCTCGGCCAGTTGCGCCTTGAGCATCAAGGCCTCACTGGAGTACCTGCAGTCCAGCCATTGCGATTTCTTCTGGTGCCACTCCCGTATCGGTTCCAAAGCCTCACGGGCGGCGGTAACTGCTTCATCCCAAATGGTGGCTTCAGCCCCCATGGCGCCATACGCCCGTTGCGCGGCTTCTACTGCGGGATCACTCATCAGCTGGCCCTGGATTCAGTACGGCAGCATGATCCGTATTGACGAAGTGGCCCCAAGCGTCGTGATCACCAGGAACGATTCTCTTCTCATCCCAGAGGAATAGAGTTGTACGCCGTAGCACGATTGCTTTGCCGCACACCTTGCATAGGCCAATGCATCCGAGGGTTGTGCCGTCGCGTAGATGCTTCTGCGCGACGCTCATCGCTCTAGCTCTTCTATTGGGAGGCTTCTCATATCCGGGGCAGCCGCAGCCGAGTTCGCACGTGCACTTGTCTGGGTTGTCTGTATGCGGGCAGGCGCTCATCTTCCACCTGCCGCGAATGCTGGGTCGATAAAGCAGGCGCACACACAGTTTCCCCGGTTATCTGGCGTTGTCTTGGCGCGGCAGTATCCCAGTTCGTTGTGCATCGACAGGGCGTGTCCACAAGAGGGGTCGGCGCATTTCGGGGTGGGCTGTCGTTTGGGTCTGGTTTTCGCAGCCGCCAATCCGGCTTGATAGCCCTCCTGCCATACCTGACTCAGAAGCTCGGCAATGGCCGGTGGGTCGATTTCTCCGGGCTCGCTCATCGCTCACCCCTCGCGAATGCTGCGATAGCCTCAGCACCAGAGGGGAACGACTTTACGAATGAAAGTCCCCAGGGGCGGCGCTCTTTGACGTACCAGAATGGGCCGAACTTGAAGATCTCCCACGGAGCTTGCTTCTCGCTCATAGCTTCACCACGTCTTCTATGAGGTCGTGTGGTGCCGTGACTTGATGGCCGCATGTGGAGCAGCTTCCGCAGCGGAGGCTTTCAATCGTCGCGTCTACGAAGTTCCCGATCGTGGATACGTGTTCTGCGCAGATGAACACTTCTACGGGTGGTCTGTCGCAGTGGTCTACGAGGTGGATGGTGACCATGAAGTCCGCGGGTCTGTAGCAGTCTTGGCATGGGGGTGTGCATTCGATCGCTAATCGGGCCAGGAACGCCGCTGGGGCTTCTTCTCCAGCCTCGGTAAGGTCTTGCACCACTGGGGCGGGTTTGGGCTGGGAGCGTTTGAACCAGGCGGTCATAGCGGCATCACCGGGCCGACCCACTTACTGATCGGGATGCCACATTGGCAGTCGCCCCGCCAGATCCGTTGATCGGTAAATGCCCTGACGGCGGTGAGGCATGCGTCGCACATCTTCAACACCCTGTCGTTATGCGCGCCTTGAGCGTCTACGGCATGAATCCTCGCCATCCACCGTGGCGATCTACCGCATTCACACCTCAGCGCGTGCCTACCGGTGCAGGTGTTGTGATCACATTCGCAAAAACCCGCCTCCCGCTCTCCTACGAGTTCTTTGATGTCTGCTACTGCTTGGGTTGTCATCTCACAGCCTCCTTGCTGCCGATCCCAAACTTGGATGCGAACTGCGCGATTTCCGCCGATCTGCCTTCCGCTTTTGCATCGATTGCGGCTTCTCGCACTTCGCGTTGCTCACGGCTTTCGCGTTGCGCACGGTCGGTGCGGATGTCGCGGGCGAAAGCGATAATCTCGGCCGGCTCAGGTGACTCGGCGTGGGTGGCCGCACGCTTCTCGACAGCCGCGATCAGGTCGGCTAGGTCCAGGTTCCATGGCGAGAACACGCGCGCCCAAACCTTGGCCGTGGCCATCGTGGCCTCTAGGTCATCCATGCGGGGCGCTGTTCGGTGATGGCATGCGGTCACAACAGTCATCACCTCGAGGGCGTCTGCGGTGGTTGTCATGCGAGCTCCTTCATTGAGTTCTCCTTGGCGCGTTCTTGTTGGGCTAGTTCTGCGATCGCACGGAGCTTGTTGACGGGCTTGCCGTTCGGGACATTCGGATTGGCTCGGGATTTCTTTACGAGATCCCCAAGGACGGTCGGCAGATACTCAGGTCGGTCACAGTCCTGGCGTTGATCCCAGGCAACCAAGGCTTCTCGAATCAGAGTGTCGGGGTGGTTCTCTCGAGCAAGCTTTTGAACCTGTACAGCGAGACGGTCGATAGTGGTCCGGGGATAGCCCGCGGATCCGAGAGTTTGACGTACGACGGTCTTGGCCGCCGACGACGGATGGGCGGGTTGAGCCTTGGTGGGGTTGTCGATGAACTCGGGTACGTCGTCGTCTTGGAGTTGGGAGTTTGGACTAGGAGTAGGGAGTAAAGGAGTAGGGGAACTGCTAGCCCTGGGGCTAGGTTCTCCTGTGTCACTAGGGCTAACCGGGGGGCTAACCTTGCCCCTACCTTTGGGGCTAACACTGGGGCTATCCCAGGGGCTAGACCACTCTGTGTCCGACGGGTTTATCGGATGCTGCCCAAGCATCTTGATGACCGTGTCACGATTCCAGGAGTCAAGATTGGGTTCAGCTGACCTCAGTTTTAGGAGTTCGTGGACCACAACCCCGCGTAGCACTCGAGACGCCAGATTGTTGCGAGCGTTGGCGATAGAGACGGCCATGTTCTGGATCCGATAGAGCCCGTCGTGCTTTATCCACGACCTCAGAAGGTGCTCCTCGGTATCCAGGTCGATGAGCACGAACTCGCCGGCCACCAACTCCTCCGCGGCGTCGAGAACCTTTGGCACCGACCAGCCGCGGGCGCGTGCTTGTATCTTGCGCGGCTGCCAATCCCCTGAACCACACAGCGTTGGGGGCCAGGTGTACAGCACGAAGTACAGGTGCTGCGCTTCTGGGGATAGGTCGCGCCAGTCGTCGTCACCCCAGATGTCCAGGTGGATGCGTGCATGGTCTCGGGCCATCAGGCATCACCCTCCGCGGCAATGAGCTCAGCAGCCATATCGACGTTCTCCCGCACACGTTTCCAACAGCAGCCACAGAAGTACCTCCACGTAGCATCGGGCCGGATGTGGTCGGCCTTCATCGCCACACGCACGAGATTCGCGATCTCCTCACGGCTCAGCCCGTTAGCCAGGAACTTGAGCACGCCATCGAATCCATCCGGTGCTGGAACTGGAAGCTTTTCGGGTCCATAGGTACACTCGCCCCATAGATCGCGGAACCACTTCAGAACCTCTGTGTCGCTCTCAATCTGGGCGATACGCATCTCAGCCACTTGGTTCATGGCTCTCGACCAACGCAGCGCATCCGCGGCCACATCGGCCACAAGGGGCGCGTCCGCCGGCACCGACGACTTCCCTGCATTGCAGTCCGCGCAAGCCGCCACGAGGTTCGACGGCTCATCACTACCCCCCAAAGCAACTGGGACAACGTGATCAACCGTCAGCTTCACCTCAGGAGCGGAACGCCCGCAGTAGCGGCAGCTGTAGTTATCGCGGCGTAGGACTTCGAACCTGAGCCTCTTAGTGACGGCCATCTACACTGCCTCCTGGTTGGCGAGGCGAAGGGACTCACGCGCATAAGAAGCGGCCAGGCGTACACCATTGGCCTTGCCTTCTAGACGTATCCGCTCATGGCTCAGGGGTTTATGGAACTCGGAACGCTGCACCAACTTGACCTCGGCGGCATCAAGCCGGTCGATAAGATCCGTCAAGGCGTCAACGGTTTCGTCACTCATCGTCACTCCTCTCAAATCCCCCACAAGGGCAGTACCGGTAGTGAGTCTCAAAAGAGCCAGGGAAAGTGCCTTGGCAGCGACCGAAACCCGGGTGCTCATCGAGATCGTGTGTGCAGCAGCAGATGTCGCTCACTTTGGGACCCCAACTACCTTCATCGTCGGGCACGGATAGGGCGCAATCCCACACGCCTCGCAGTACTCTTCCGGGTTGCCTTCTTCGTCAACGACGCGTGTGTACTGCGGGACATGCAACTCGCGCAGCTCCTCCAGCTTTTTCAACGCACGATCGCGCTGTTCTTCTAAGGCGTATACGAGAGTGAGTAGCTGCTGGCGCTTCAAACGCTCATACGGCACAGGCGGGTAGTGGATAACGCTCATGCGCATTCCTTCTTGTGTTCAACAAACCCTCCGCAATCACAAAGGGATCCATCATCGGCCGGTCCGAAACACTCACCAACACCCATAGAGCTGTGCTGGTATCTCTGATGACCACACCGGCAGAAGTGGTAGGTAGGCCAAGCAGTCATGCCGCCTCCAGTTCCCGACGCGCCTCTTCCGAATACTGATGGCCAGTCATCTTGCAGCGCTTACCGATACCGTCCTTGTGCCACATCACCGTTCCCGAAGGCATGATGTCCGCAGACCGTTTACACACCGGGCACCTCATATCCGACACCCCTCACCGCGGGCGCGACTGATCCGCTTCTGCAACGTGTTCACAGACAAACCCAGCCTGCGCGCTATAGCCTCGTCATTCATCTTGAAACTACGAAGCCACGCAACATCTTCAGCGAACCGCTCATCGTCGAGCGGGTAACCCTTCACGCCGCCACCTCCCTCTTCACGGACCCGTCGTCTCCGAGGAGCACCCAAAACTCATGCCGATAGAACACGGCAACCCCAACAGGCTCACCCCACTGAGAAACGATGAACCCCAACTCAATAGCCTCACCGCGCTCACGGGTCTCAATGAAGGAGTGGCAGCCGCGGCATATCGCGAGCCCGTTGGAAACCCGGCTCGTCGACTCCTGGCGACTGCCACCCCGGCCCCTAGGGCGACGATGGTGATAGGACTCCACCGTCTGCATGCACACGTTCGGCCACTGCACCTCACACTCACCCAGGCAGCGCTGCAACATCAGGGCTTTGGATTCCGCGGTGAACTCGCCGGGTTTCATGCGCCCCCCTCAAAATCGATGGCGGCGGCCTGCAACCTGGTCCGCAATGACAGGTCCAAGTACTCGGCGTTCAAGTCGATGCCGATGTACTTGCGGCCGAGGCGCTGCGCGGCCATTCCTGTTGTGCCCGATCCACTAAATGGGTCGAGCACGGTACCGCCAGGCTTGCATCCCGCCGCGATGCCGCGATGCGCAATCGCAGGCGGCATCGTCGCGAAATGTGCGCCAGGGAACGGTTGGGTGGCGATCTCCCACACGTCTCCGGGGTTGCGGCCGCCATCAGAATAGTGACCACTATTTGGACCAGTCGGCCTCAGGGACTTCTGTCCACGAAGGCAGTTCTTTCCCTCGCGGCCCGGTGCGCTTACATGGGGCTCCCTGATTGGGTCGAGATCGAACCAGTACCGCGGCGTCTTAGAGAACATAAACACGTGCTCGTAGCGCCCTGATAGCCGGTCAGTCACGCTCTCGGGCATGGCATTCGGCTTGTGCCAGACGATGGCGTTGCGCAGTATCCACCCGTCATCTTGTAGCGCGAACGCAAGGCGCCAAGGCATGCCAAGTAGGTTCTTGCGAGGTATCCCGAAACCCAACCTACGTCGCCCGGCCACGCCTTCAACATCCTGTTTACGTCCGTCGAGGGTTGATCCACCGCCGCGCCCGTTGCCGGGTTCCGATACGTAACTGTCGCCGAGGTTGAGCCAGAGCGTTCCGTCGTCGGCGAGCACGCGACGCAGCTCAGAGAACAGCGTGCGCATGTTCTCGACGTACTCGGCCGGCGAGGCCTCCAAACCGTACTGGCCGGGCTCGCCGTAGTCGCGGAGGCCGAAATAGGGCGGGCTGGTGACGATGCAGTCGGCCGAGTCATCGGCTAGCGTCTTGGCGACAGCGAGCGCGTCGCCGTGGTGCAAGGTGACTAAGTCGTCTTGGTAGTACATGGTCGCATCAGGCACTTGCGACCTCCTGACGCTCCCAAATCTCAGCGAAAGTCCTCAACCCGTTTGGAGACCAGCCGCCCTCGAGCTCTTCACGGAGATGTGGGTAGTCGGTGAGGTATTTGACGTTGGCTTCCGCGAGTACCGCGGCAGCCTCACGCATCCTTTCGGGTAGGGAGTTCATGATTCGATCTCCTTGAGCCTCAAAGCCGAAGAGAGCGTGAACATCCCGCGGGACTGCATGTCCTCCAGGAGCGCGAGGGCGTCCGGGTCGCCGCGCCAAGACACGGTCGGGTTGCCGCCAGGTACATGCTGGACTGTCACACCGGGGGGTAGTGGGTTGCCGGCGGCCAAAGCTGCTGATGCTGCGGCGATGACGGTTCTGCGTCCTTGTTCGGTGAGCTTGTGTTCAGCCAACATGGGATCGCTGAACTCCCGTAAAGCCCAAGCGATAGCAGCTGTTTCGTCTGTGATGACCGGCATGTCCCGCGGCCCTTCGGGATCTGGGATCAGGACGTACCCGATGCGGCGTTTCTTACCGTCAACCTCAACATCCGACATCACCGGGATACGGGTGCCTGGATCGTTCTCAACCAGAAACTTGGCTTTCTCATCGCGCTCAATCTTGTCCGCCAACTTGCGGAACTCCGCCGCCACAGCGATACGCATCTGACGATTCACCGCGGATTCCCCCGCTCGTCGTACTCGTCATCAACCCAATACGAATCAGGAACAGAAGGACCAGGATCAGACAGACGCCGGTAATCGGTTGCGAGCCAATCCGACATACGGACACCACGACTCATGAGATGACCTCGGTATATGGACCGAATTCTGTGAGTCGACCGCCATCCACCACAATCGGCCAGGTTTCCGGTCCGTCGCACACGAATCTCCATAGCCCATCGCGGTACTGGCACCGATCACCATCTCTGTCCCGCCACACCGTGCCGTCTCGCGCCTCTTCCACTTCCAACGTGGGAAGTACACGAGGCTCAAGGATCTCGGTGTAGGACGCCCAGATGTGGGGCGTCTCGCCGGGTCGCATCGGATACCAATGTGAACCTCCGTTTACCTGGTACACCCAATGGTCCGCCGAGTACCTGAAGACCACCTCTCGACCATGACTGTTAGCCCGCCACCGCGATCCCTGGTGTTCTACCCCTAGACGGTCAACAACACGGGGTGTGCGCGGTGACTTGCCGCCACGAACATCGAAGACCTCTCGCACACTCTCGTGGAAGTCAGGCGCCGGTTCCTGTTGTGCTGTCTGGTCGGGGAATCCACCGAGTTCTTCTAGTCGCTCATCGGACAGGCCAGTGATGAACCCGACCGCGCCCTTATCGGTTCCGTTCAAACGGTTGAAATCCGGCTTTGTCGGGTCGTAGATGACAGGCCAAGAATCGGCGTCGCCGGGTGAGTGAAACGGTGCGTCGTAGTCCACGCGGAAGTAGTTCCAACGCGTCTTCCCGTTGAGATTGGCGTACCTACACGCCAACCACGCCCCGTCTGGTCGTCGTGCGATGGTGCCAACAGGTGCACCCTTAGGGAGGTTGTTTGCGGCATCGACCATACGGTCAACAATCGGAAGCCAGTCGCGTACGTTGTCACTCCAGCCGTTCGCGGCACTGGTCGCAGCGCCATGGGCCATCTTTTTCCGCTGCGCTTCAGACGGATTCAACTCGGTCACGCCACTAACTCCTCACGCTTCAAACACCAAGGGCACGGCTCAGGAGTTGAAAGCTCCCAAGCCACATAGGAATCACGCTGCGATCCGATCGACGCATACACATCAGCGATCAGGATCTGTCGGCTTCCCTCGCAGAATCGGCACTTCATGGGCGCATCCCCTTCGCGTACTGGAACCGCTCACCCGCAGACCTAGCGGCTTGCTTATCGGGGTGTGGGAACATCCCCTTGTGTGGCTTGCCGGACTGGTCAACCCAGCACCACCGCCATCCCCCATTCCAAGGCTCAATCAACAGCGGCTTCTCGCAACGGCAATCACTCACTGGTGTACCGCCGTTCAAGGGAAGCTGTAGCCACCAAGTCCATTCCGCTACGCAGCCACCACACGGAGTAGTTCGCGCCTTGGTGTTTGATCTCCATCGAGCAGCTGTGATCCGCCGCCCACGCTGCGATACTGCCGACTCCTGCATCCCAATTCGAGAGGGACTCTTCGTCTTCACCGGAGATGTCCACGATGTACTGGGCGGTCCTAGTCCTCATCGTCTGCGTACCTCCGCATATAGGGAAGCGGCTCAGGCTCGTAGGTGGACGGATGGTTAGTCTTGCGCGCTACAACTCGGCGGAGTTCAGTGTTATCGCTTCGGAGAGAACCGTTCTCTGCCATCAACCACAGCAGCGCGACAGCCAAAACGGCACAGAGGATGGTCATCATCGCCCACCTGCCGAGTACCAGATAGTGGCTACCCAGTTCTTAAACTGGTGCCTGGCTTCCTCTTTCGCGCATGGCCGGCAGGGATGCAGCACCTGGTGTGCGTGACAGATCGGGAGCGTCAATAGGTGCCGCATCAGTCCTCCCAACCATTCACTAGCGGTGACTGATAGTCAGGCTGATGGTCGGTCTTCCAGCACTCCCAAAAGCCGTAAACAGCAAGAGCGAGACCGGGAACCGCTACCACTGAAATAAGGGCCACAACAATGACCGCAACCGGTGAACTCACGCCGCATCAACTTCTTCGTCTTCTGGCGTGTCCCACTCGAAAGCCAAACCAGGCCAAGTGAGTCCACGAGGATTGATCCCTGCGGCTTCCCGAGCCTCGAGGAGTGTCAGGAGTTGCACCGGTTCGTGTCGCCACATCTGCGACCGCCGCTCAGGTTCGGTGAGTTGGATGCGTACGGTCTCAAGTAGCGCGTCGATTTCTTCGAGGTCGATATCGGCGGCTAGGTCGTAAACGATTCGCTCAACAGAGGACTGAGTGGTCATTTGCCACCCTCCTCTACCATCTGCTCCAGCTGTTCAACGGGTGTAATCCCAAGGGCGGCAAGAACCTTTTCTATCGGCCAATCGGTGGTCCGGTATCCGTCGTGAGGTCCCGAAAACCCCATGGACCTGCTGACCACGTACACGCATCCAGTGGGGTATTTCTCGGGCAGTTCGTTGGTGCGGTAGATCTTCACCACGTCAGCTGCCATGACGAACAAATCACTCCCAACTTGAACCAGGTCGCTAGCGCTCATGCCTGCCTCCCTCCCCTGTAGTACTCAACGAACCGCTTCAAAAGAGCAACGTGAGTTGGGCAGTACCAGATGACGCTGTGCGCCAACACCTCTCCAGCCGTGTACGGGGTGATGCCAGCTTTCTTCGTCAGCTCCACCCCGGTGTTGAGAACCCCTCCGATCGTCGGGTTGCCATCCAGGCTGCGGCACACCGAGATGCCGTACTTTTGGGCTAGGTCTTCGGCAGGGTCGGCGGCGGCGGGCGGTGCACACCCCGCCACAACCAGTACTACGGCTACAGCCGTGATAGATCTATGCTTGAACACGCCAATACCTCCAGGGTTTGGTTCTGTAAGCGCAGGGGCGGTCCTTCCGCCAAGTTGTCCCGTCCCTGCGTTGGGGGCTATTCAGTTGTTGAAAGCGCTACGCCGACTTAGGTTCCGACGGCAAAGCCTCCAGCCATCGCTTGAGTTCGTCATGTTCGTAAACCGGCTTACTCCCGACATAGCGGGCGCAGATTCTGCCGGCCTTGCGTTCCAGGTCGAGCTTGTCTACGGAGATACCCACTTCTTGGGCGGCTTCTTCGCGGTTGTAGGCGATCTTGCTCATGCCGTCACCTCCATCAACTCGGCAGTGCGCGCCAGCTTCTTCTGGATGAACTCGATCCCGCTGGGCCACACCGATGTAGTTGCGGTGGGTACGGTCACGCCAGCGTTCGTGATGTAGGTCTGTGGTGTGACTTTGAAGTGATGCTCATACCGCTGATAAGGCAGGTTGTTTTTCTGCAGAACACCCGTCTTGCGAAGTTCGCGCATCATGATGTTGCGGCCCCAGCCGATCATCTTGGAGACCGCCAGGAATGAGTAGGTGCCGTCTGCATCCATGAGCTCGTCGTAGAACTCGGCTTTGGGTTCTAGTTCGGCAACCTTGGCTTCGGCCATACCCAAACGGGCTTCAGCTTCGATCACCCACTGCGCGAGTGTTGACCGGTCGGGCAGTGCAATGGACGAGTCATAGCGTCCGCTCTTGCGGATCGACGGCAGTACTTCGTGGGTGAGCCAGCGCTTGAAGGGCTTCACCTTCGGTGAGCGGCTAATTAACAGGAGGGACCAAACCCCAGCCTCGGTGACGGCGACCATTCGTTGAGGTCCGCCAAGGGTGTCCACGAGAAGGAACACCCTTTCTTCCTCTTCAAGCTGAGCGATGGCGTCGCGGTACTTCGAGATGCCCGCCGCCTCGCAGACATCCTTAGCCACCCACAACGGTTGATCCGTGAACACGTGGCGGACGTTGTAGTCCTCAAACGTATTCGAGATAGTCACAAGGCCCGCGCCCTTGGTGTCCTTATCGAACGTCGTCATCTGCTTCTCCGGAGTGTGGTGGGTTAGGTGCCAGTGCTCACCGCTCGGGCATTCATAGGGATAGAGGTGTTGCTTTTGGCGCCCATATCCCCCATTGCGGCGGCGCTGAGCCTTCTTGGCTTCAGCCTGGGAGCGGTACCGCCCCTTCTCTGGCGTTGGGCAGTCGGTCATGCGGCACCCCGCACCCGCTTGCCTATTGTCGAAGCGCCAAGAATCTCGGCCGCAAAAAGACTTCCCGGAGGGGCATTCAGCGCCTCCTCAATGCGCCGCGCAGTATCCGGACCGACCGTGTTTCGGGCGCTCTTCCCCGTCGACCGCAAGAACGCGATCGTCGCCTCTGAGCAATCCGCTGCTTCCGCAAGGGAACTGTTCGTTTGGTCGCGGTACTTCATGTACTGCCTGAACGCTTGCTTACTTATGAGTCGCACCCAGAGTCTCCTGGTGTCGATGTTCTGCGGTGTGATCACCGTAACCCCATTCTTGTCGCTTGGTCAAGCACCAATCGAATGTAACCCATGGCGGTTACGAAGCGCAAGCACTTTCGGTGGGTTTTTCCAGCAGGTCAACGAACTACACGGCTGATATTTGTAACCCCCTGGGTTACAGTCATGGTGGTATGTCAAGCGCCAAGCATGGGAGTCTCTGAAACTGTGAGCGCATTGAGCGACCTGCTGAACGACACTTCCGTGTCCGCCCGTCAGGCAGCAGACCGTGCCGCCGAGGAAGGTATCGACCTCCCCTATGGCACCCTGGCTGGATACTGGGCTGGCAACCACGGGCGGCCATCGGCAGCATCCCTCAAGAAGCTCGCACAGGTGGTGCCCGTGCCAGAGCAGAAACTCCAGCAGGCCGCGTGGTCTACGACAGCCCCCTTGGGCCCGTACACGCCGCCGGAAGAAGCTATGCATCTCGATCACCGGCAGCGCCGAGCAGTAGATGAGCTCATCAAGAGCATCGTCGCGACACGAGGAGATGGCCATGACGATCAACCCGGTGTCCCCAATGAATCGACCGCGCCCGCGGGAACATCGCGCGAAGCGGACAAAGGCCAGGAGGACAAGCGGGGTTCGGTGACTCGTGCGCGGCTTAAGCGGAGATGAGTCGGTGGACACGTTGAAGCCAAGCCAATCCAGCAGCTGCCGCGAAGATCGATCCGCACAAAGCCGCTGGAATCCAGACAGCTAGCCCCGCCGCCGCGGTGTCCTGCTGATCGTCATTCAGAAACGTGGCAGTGGTTATCCGCGAAAGACATGCCGTGATCCCGCACCCCGTGGCCACCATGTAGACCGTGGCCAGGGTTCGGCTGGACCGATCCATCCACAACGGGACAAGCGCGCGCATTGAGTAGGTCAGCAGGTGCGCGAGCAGTCCGCACAAGATCAGCCAGTAGGCCAACATCCAGAGATCCGTGACCGGGGCCCGGAAGAAATCCGGGTGATACGAGCGCACCGCGTCACCCGCGGCGAACGTCAGAAGCAAGAACGGAATGAAGACGGTCGCCGGCCATTCCACATATCGCCGGAACTTCCAGTCGATGTCCACATCGAGCCGATACAACGCGTCCATGGTGATTGCCGATGCGGCGATAACGTAGAGGTCGTGGCCGACCATGTCTTCCAAGTTCCAGCACCCGGTCAACCGATAGAGCCAGTGGCCGATGGTGTGGCTTGCGAAGGGACTCATCAGGAATACCGCGCCTCCCTGGAGTGCGATGTTCAGGGTGGCGGCGATTTCGTCCGGGCAGTGCCATGTCGCCCAGCGGACCCACAAAGACCAGCAGATTGTTGCGAGCGTGAAGACGACTAAGGGAGTGAGCACCGTAGCCGCCCCCCAGAGAGCCAACAGTTGATCCCCCGATCATTAACTATGAATCCGGATTCAGGTGTCCGAGTTAATCTTTCGAGCACGATTTGCCCCTTTCTGGGCTGAAAAAGGTGTGCTTGGTCACTGGGCGCCGCAACCCGCTGGCCGGAGCGTCCATCTGCATGAGATGTATTGATGTGCAACAACTTCAGGCTGTGAGCTGTCGTTCACCTGATAGAAACCAAAGCACCACCTGCCACGGTGGTCAATAGATCGGGGGGCTACAGATCTGTAGCCCCCCGACAAGTTGCTTTAAAGTTGAAAGATGGTCTCTGGTAACAACCAAGGCCAGTTTTTGCGGGCAGTACGAGACCGGGCTCAGATGTCGCAGCGACAGCTGGCCTATCTGACTGGCTACACGGTCGGCCAGATACAACACTTTGAGGCAGGCAGGCGCGTCGCAACCGGCGCTGGCCTGGATAGCCTCACCCGCGCTCTGAACCTAAGCTCGTGGGAGATTCAATACCTCTACGCCCTAGGGGGTCGGGTGAGTGCCGAATCGACAGGAGTGGTCGACATCGCTTCTTATTTGCAGGCAATCGAACCGCACCCCGCGGCGTGGATGGACGCGGGCTGGACGGTCCAAGAATCTAATGATGCCTTTAAGCGGCTGTTTCCTGGTTTATGGATGACACCCAATCTGGTGCACTGGCATTACCACTCGGTGAAGGCTCGTGACGTCATCCAGAACTGGAACGAAACCTCTGAATGGTGTGTGGGTCTCCTGCGGTTCGGTATCGCGGTCGCCCCCAAGGATCCCAGGCTAAAGGAAGTCATTAGTTCGCTGATGCCGATACGTGCTTTCCAGACTCAATGGGACGCCCAGATCATCCCCGTCGACCCCGCCACACGACCGTGGATCCTGCGTGACCTGGAAACCCACGAGTTGTTGACGGTGGACATGAGGGCATGGCATACCCGATCCACCTCGGGGATGCTGCTGTTCGGTGCTGTTATTGATCGGCAAGCCAATCCACTACCGCATCCCCAACCCTTGGGTCGAACGCAATAGTGATGGCCTGCTCCTGTGTGGGGATCTCCACCCACTGAGTGGGGCCGCCGAGGTTGTCTGCGACCTCTTTGCCGAAAACCGCCGGCACAAAGAAGTCCGCCGAACCGTGCACGACGAGGGCTGGGCAGGTGATCTTCGGCAGATCGTTCACGAACCTTGTCCGGTTAGCGAGCGCGTCCGCGGCGGGACGGTAGTCCTTCCACGCTGAATCCGTCCACCGCTGCAGTAGATGTGCGGCGTCTTCGGGGGTGCCGGTGGCGTGGTCGGCCACCCGCCCATACACGGACGGGTCGGGTCCGGTGGTGCACCAGATATCCATCGCCGCATCCAGTGCGGCGTTCTCTGAAACCGAGGGTGCGTCCGCGGTCGATCCAATCAGCACTAGCCGCTCCACCCGATCAGGTGCCTTCAGCGCCGTCCGCAGCGCAACAACCGCACCCTGCCCCTCCCCTAAGAAGGTGAACGTCCCGATACCGAGATGATCGGCTAACGCGAGAACGTCGTCGGCAACATTCAGATAGTCGTATGGCTGTTTGTCATAAACAGTCTTGCCGTGGCCACGAAGGTCGAAAGCGATAACTCGCCCGGGGAGTCGAGAAGTCAACGGATCCAAAGAGACTGTATCCATCAAGGTCGCATGGGTCGCCAGGATCACAGGCCCCTCCCCACTATCGGTGTAGTGGATTCGCTGACCGTTCACGTCGACAAAGGGCACCCGTTATTCATACCAACTTCCACCCCGGCCACGCTGTGGATTGGCTGTGGGTGATGGTGTTTTGTCGTAGAGTCGGCGAACCGGGGTTTGGAGGGGACGTGCTGGGACGGGTATTCGATCCACGTAACAATGCGCTTAATGCTTGGCGACTCATCCTTGCTACCTCGGTGATCCTGTGGCACACGTGGCCATTGACCGGCCACCCCATACCCCCAACCCCCGTGACTCAGCTTCTCTCCCAGGTCGGGGTGGACGGCTTCTTCGCTGTGTCCGGGTTTCTGATCACCTCCAGTTGGATGCGAAACCCTCAGCCGCGCAGCTACTTCACCTCAAGAGCCCTGCGAATCCTCCCCGGACTATGGGTATGCGTCCTAATCACCGCATTCGTTATCGCCCCTATCGGAGTGTTGATTCAACACGGATCCGTTGGCGCATTAATGAAGTCCGGCGCCCCCGCCGCGTACGTGATCAATAACGGGCTGATGAACGTGCTGTTCTACCCCGGCATCGACGGGACACCAAAGGATATTCCGTGGCCCGGCGTGTGGAACGGCTCGCTATGGACACTGGCATTCGAGGCCGGGTGTTACATCGTCGTCGCACTCTTCGGGGTTATAGGACTACTGAAATACCGGTGGACCATCCCCATCGCTTTCGCGCTAACCCTCGCCGCGACAACTGTTTTCGGGTTTCCAGCGTTTGCGATGTCCACCATTCCGCAGATGGTCTCCCGGTTCGCGGTGATGTTCGCCGCCGGGGCTTTGATCTACCAATACAAAGACAAGATCCCTGCCCGCTGGTCACTCGTCGCGCTATCTGCAGTGTTGGTGGTGGCGTCCGGACTGCTACCGAACTACAGAGTGCTGGCCGCAATCCCGTTGGCCTACCTCGTCATCGCGTCAGGGTCACTCCTGAAGCGCCCGAACCTGCGCAACGACCTCTCCTACGGTGTGTACATCTACGCCTTCCCCATCCAACAGCTACTCGTCATCATGGGCCTCGGAACACTCGGCGTATTCCCATTCTTCGCCCTGGCCACTTTGGTGACACTTCCGCTAGCGGCAATGAGCTGGTTCATCGTGGAGAAACGCGCACTCACACTGAAGAAGCAGCGACGAGTGGCGGTGAACTAGACCCCGCGACTCCAGCTGAAACGCCGGATAATTGAGAGATGACAGATACGGACATCCTCACGAGAGGACATTTTTCCCCGGCCGAGCTCGTCCGCTGGTTGGGGATTATTGAGCTGCGGTGGCCGGGAGCTACGCTGGGACGTTCTGCCAACGGCACCGGAAACATCGTCGTCTACCAAGACGGCGAGTACCGAGCGCTGCTGGAGCTTCACAACCCCGTGGGCCTGATCGATTTTGACGAACCTGAATAAGGTGACATCAATGGCTAAGCAATACCTTTGGTGGGAGCTGCTGGAGCGGCATGGCTCGACCGAGGCGGCGTGGACATGGTTGCGCCAGAATGCACAGCAGGACGACACCCTCCTGGGTGGCAGTCAAGAGCTAGTTGACATGCTCTGGCAAGAGGGCCTAATCGGCCCATTCCCCCAGGTGGTGATCACGATGGATTCGGACTCTACCGCTCTTCATCGGTCGTAGAATGTGCTGGTCAAGGGAGGGTGCTCATGGAGGAGCAAGAGCCGACGATGGTGTCGCCTGCCGCCCTGGCCGAGACGGGCGCCGTAGATATCGAGCCAACTGCTTGGTCTGATACCGACGAGATCGAAGAACCCGAGCCGTACGACGACTCAGGCCGCCGCAACTGGCTGATCAGCGGCGTCATCTTCGCGGCCACCGCAGCTATAGCGGGTCTCGTCGCACTAGGCGCATACATATTTCTCGGCCAAGACCAGAAGCCGGCCACGCCAACAGTGTCCCCTTCGACGACGACCATCACCGCCCAGCCGGACCATTCAAAGGTCGCTGTGGCTGACCCGAAATCGCCCGTGGACGACGCGTACCTGGCGGATGTATTCAGCCAGGGAATCCCGGTATCAGACGTCAACCGGGGGTCACTCATTCAGATGGGGCAGGCCACGTGCGTCACCTACCGGGACAACCCGTCCATGCAGATAGTCGACCTGGCTATGACTATCGCCGAGAAGCGAACTGCCTACCCCTATGACAAGGCGCGCATCATCGTGACCGCGGCACTTGAGCACTACTGCCCGAAACCGGCCCCGGCGCAGCCTGCCGTTTACGACCAGAAGTTCTTGAGCAAGATGCGGGGCCTCGGCTGGACCGTCACCGATGCCGACGGGATGACCCACAACGCCCGGCAATCATGCTTCCTACTCGCCCAGGGGAATACGGTGCAGTTCGTTCAGCAGTCGTTGAGCACTGAGACGAACACGCCGTTAGATCAGGCCGTTGAATTCGTGCGGACGGCCATGGCGATCTATCCGGACTGTCCCTAG